CATCAAGGTCTAGCACCTTTGCCTCAAGCGCGTTTTCGCCCATCGCCTCCTTCTTGGCGAGGATGGTGTTGTAGGTCTCGGTCAGCGTGTCGAGGAGGTCTTGCTGTTCGGATGGCGTCAGCAACATGATGCGCCCGGTCAAGCGCTGCATCGGGTTCTCTGTCGAGACCGCGCCCTTTTCGTTGAAGGCAACCGGCGTGCCAAGGCGATCGTTCAGTTCGGCGTTGTCGCGCGCCCACTGAACGGCGGCAAGATCGCCATATTCGTTCATGAAATCGACGGCATCGGCGGTGAACGCGCTCTTGCGGCTGGCTGTGGTGTTCGCCGACAAGGAGGCCATCTTCTTCATGAGGACGGCGGTTGGTCGCGCCTCTGCCGGGATATCGGCGGAAAGCTGCGTATAGGCCGGCGCAATCACCTGTCCGGTACGGTGGATGCGGCCAAGCATCTGCATGTGCGTATCAATGTTTCCGTCCGCCTGGGCGATGACCATGCGGCGGCGCGAGCGATCCTTGTACTTGGATGACGCATGCAGCGAAACGCCAGTCGAGCCGGAGCGGTTGAGGATAACGACATCGAGACCGCCGTCGTTGAACTTCTTGATGGTGACGCGCTTGCCCTCTGCGCCCCGCTCGGCGGAAGGCCGCGACGCCAGCGTGCCGGTCTTGTAGTCGATCATGGTCCCGCGCCCGGTGATCTCGGCGACCTTGTGGCCGTCCTTGGTCAGTTCGTGGCGGATGTAGTCGATCGGGGAGGCAGGCAGGCCAGACAGGTCGGCTTCCTCGATCGCGGTTTGCGCGGCCTCGTAGCCGGCCCGAAACTCGCCTGGCAAATCCGTTATCGGGATGAACACATGATCCTTTTCGTCCTCTCCATCCTTGATGGTGATGCGCAGCGTGCGGTCGAGGTAGCGCTGCACCACATCGGCGAAGGTGATGTTGATCGGATCGCCGATCGATAGGCCCTTGTCCGCCGCATAGTCGGAAATGAACGACTCGTTGGTGAACGAAAGGGTGATGACCGGCTTCTCACCATCCGCCAGCGCCTGCTTGGCGCGCTCCACGGCGGCCTTGGCCTTGATGGAAAGCAACATCTGGTTGATGATGTTGTGCATGATCGAGGCAAATTCGGTCGAGTTCGCCGCTAGTTCACCGATGCCGCTATCCATCCCCATAGCCGCGCCGTTTTCCTTAAGCCACGCCTCGATCCATTCCTTGCGGAAATCCTTGATGGATCGGTCGAAGTCGAAGATTGTCCGAATGGAGTTGGCGAAGTCGGCATAGGCTTCGTAATTGACCTCTGCAACGTCTAGGTCGTACTCGACACCCTCGAATGAACGCTCGCGCCTGGCGTACTGTCCAGCATCAGCCAGCATCGACGCCACCACCTGTTGCAGCGGCACCTTGCCCTTGGTGATGAGTTCGGGGAGGTCTTTCGGATCATTGACCGCCTTGGCCATGTCGGTACGGCTGTACAGGTCCATGACGGTCGGGTTTTTGGCGTAGGTGGCAGAGGAATACATGACCGCCTTGGCGACTGAAATCCACTGCCGGAACTTCTGCGCACGCGGAACCGGGGCACCCTTGGCGGCGCGCTGCTTTTCGCCCTGACCGCCCGCATTGTGCGACTCGTCCATGATGAGGAAGGCGCGCGGGGCGATCTGGTTCATGAAGCGACGGCGCGAGGTCTCCAACCCCTTCACCGTGTTCATCTGGTCGTAAGTGGTGAAGATCACATCCGGCTTGATCTTGCCAGACAGGATCGCCAGCATTTGTGCGTCCGCGTCCTTCGGCGATTGGGACTTGGTGAATTGGCCGCGCTTCTTGGGGGCTTTAACGCCGTCTACCTTGGCCTGATCGCGCTCGATGAGCCAATCGACCGCCTCATCGTCCAGCGGAACGGTGGTGTTTGAGTTGGTCATGAAGATGTACGGATCGCGACCAAGCGCCTTCGGCCACTGGATATCATTCAGGTCGCGGTACATGTCGCCGTAGAGGTCGGGCTTCTCCGTGACGAATACCGGCACCATGCCGCGCTTGTGGGCGAAGCGAATGGCAGCCGCGACGACACGGCCCTTACCGATGCCGGTCTGGTCTCCGATGATGAAGGCGTCGCCCTTGGCAACGTTGTCGATCGCCAGCGCGATTGCGTCTATCTGCTCGGCGCTGAACACGTCCTCAAGCTCGGACGTGTCGTAGCCAAGGCTCTGCGCAACGAAGGCGTCGATGTCGCCGTGGGTCTGCTCGATCTTCGCCAGCGAAGCATCCATCGCCGCGCCAAGGGCGGCGGGAACAAGCGTGTTGAGCGACTGGCCTTCGCGCGAATAGGGCCGGTACGGCACTTGCCCGGTCGCGTTGGCCTCGCTGGTTACTCTAGCGTCTCGCGGCTTGGCATCAACGCGCTCACCAGTTCCTCCGGTGTCGTCGCGCCCTGCCAGGCCGCTTCGTCCCTGATCGCCATCCACCAATCCGTCAGGGCTTCGTTGTCCCCGATCATCTGGAAGGCTGCTTGGCGCGGGCTGGCGTCCGCCGACGGGCGCTGCATCAACAGGCCCTCGGCTTCCATCCTGTCCGCTGCGTCCGCTATCTCCTGCGGGGCGTTCTTCGACTGCTCCAACAGGGTTCTGAATTTCGCCTCGACCTTCGATAGAAACCGGCTCTCCTCGGTCTGCGGCACTTTCTGAACTACGGCTGCCATCGAGATATCCTTTCAGCGATGCCCATGAATTAATGTAGGCAGGAACGCGGGCTGCGGGAAGGGGTAGGCTTGATTTGCCCTTTCCGTCGATCACGATCACGTCAACCGGCCATGCCGCGCCTTGGCGCTGGTACATCTGACCGGACACGGTGAAGTGCTCGATCACGTTGTAGCTGTCGTAGAGGCGCTTGTAGAACTTGCGCTTTTGCGAGGTGTTGTAGTTGTCGCTGCGCTCGGCCTCTGTGCCATCCTTGACGCTGCCAACGATGAATACGGCTCGACCGTCTGGCGTCATGCCTTCCAGCGCCTTGAGCACGATCGCCTGATCTATCGCGGTGGTGCGGTGCTGGCCGACCTCGAACACGATCGACTCGCCATTCTTGCGCACGGCACCAAAAGGCGGGTTGCCAACGATGCGGTCGGCTCCGTGCGGGGTCTCCATGTCCAGCGCGTCGTTGTCGGTCACGCGGAAGCCCTGATTGCGCAAGGCTGCGGAGCGATCCTTGTTCAGTTCGTTGGCGTGAACCTGTTGGGTTTCGGGATCGGTGTCGATCAAGAGCGCGCCGTTGCCGGCTGTCGGCTCGTAGATGATCTTACCGCCTGCGACGTTCGCCAGGCGATCGACCACGTAGGCGAGCGGCATCGGCGTCGAATAGGCCTGCTCTGCGACGCTCTGCGATGTGCGGGTGGCAAGGCGCGGCTGGCGCTCGTAGAGGCTCACCAAGCGATCGTAGACCACTTCGCTACCGCGCTTCTTGCCGGCCTTGATGATGTCACGGGCAGCCAGCACAACGGCCTGCTCTATGACCTCCTCGGCCTCCTTGTTGGCAATCTCCTCCTGCTTGGCCTTCCAGCCGTGATCCGCCAGCCACCTACGGGCCTGATTGATGGTCTCGAAGCGCGTATCAGGCGAAAGCAGATGGTCGCGAAGTTCTTCGACCACGGAAGCGGGCGTGTTAATTTTTTCGACCTCTTTTGCGGGCGTATTTTTTACCGGCTCGACTGGCTTGGCCTCATCCGCGACCAGATAATCCTTGCTGCGGCCTTCCTTGTTGATCTGGATGCCGCCGCCCGGCACAAAGCCAACCGCTTCGGTCACACGCACGTTGTTTTCCGTGTAGGACCGAACGCCCTTGTCATCCTCCCACACGGTGTTGCCGCGCGCATTGACGCCGATCTTGGTCCAGCGCCCGCTTTTCGTTGCCGGCGTCTCTGCCTTCGGCTCCGGTCTGGCCTTCTCGGCTGCGGCCTCGAAGGCGGCATCGGTGTATTCGTGCCCGCCCAACTCCGGCGTCTTTTCCTTGCCCAAATCGGCATGCAAGCGCGCCGCCTCCTTGGGCGATGTCATGCCGGTCGCATCGAGGCCGGGATAGTTGCGCGCGCCCTCCCAAAAACTCAACAGGTAGGGATGAATGGCCTTGCCGAAGTCGGCGGTCATAGCCTTGGCGAAATCGGCAAAACTTTTGACGCCAGACTCGATGTAAGCGCCGGCGATGGTCATGCCATCGACCAGCATTTCCGGGTCGATGCCGCTGTTGAGTTGCGACAGTTTCGAGCGAAGTCGGGCGCGGGCGGCTTCAACCTTGTCGGTGGTGAATATCTTGTTGCCGGCGAAACGATCGGTTGGCTTCTCCGTGGACTTGGCCTTCACCTGATTGTGCAGGTCCATGAGGTCGGTCTGCCTGGCATCGTCGCCGAACAGCCCGCCAACGTCCTTTTGCGGCTTGGCGGCCTTGAGCGGGGCATCGGCCTTGCGCTGGGCCATGGTAGCGTCGGAGGCGCGCTCTGCGCCGGGAATGACCGTCTGCGGCTTACCGTCGGCTCCGGCCTCGGTTTCCGGCTTACGGGCACGCAGCTTCAACAGCGCCAGGCGGGCAGTGCGCTTGTCGAAGGCCATGCCGTCAACAACGACGCCATCCTTGGAAGTCTGAATGCGGCGCTCGATGGTGGCGATCGCCGCATCGGCATTGCCGTTTTCACCAGCGAGCATGCGCTCGGCCATGATTTCGGCCTCGGCGTTGTCGGCGCGCGGGGCTGGCTCGCTGCGGAGCGCGGCTAGTTCTTCGTCGGAGGCGAACGTGTCGCGTGCGCCGCCTTCTGTGCCCGTTCGAGCGCTTCCGCCGTCTGTTTCTTGGCCTGCACCTTGCGGCCCGCTCTCGCGGCCATCCGGTGCTTGTGCGCGGAAGTCTTGGCGATCTGCTTGCGCTTCGGATCGGTCGCTGCCTTGGCTTCCTGCTCGCGCTGCCGCGCCGTCCGCAAGTGCTGCTCCGGGGTGTACTTCATCGGACCCTACCTCATCGAAGAATGGAATAACCGGCGTTGCCTCGGCTTCGGGCTGCGGGTTGTCTGCGTCATAGCCCATCGCATCACGTTCAAGCGCATCGTCCACGCTCATCCCCCCAGTCATCAGGTCGATGACTTCTGCCATGCCAGCGGCATCGGGATCAATGCCCAATTCACGCAATTCAGCCATCGCGCGTTCGCGGGCGTTGACATGCTGACGTTCATCGGTGGCGCGGCTCTGATCTTCCCGCCAAGCCTGCGCCCAATCGTCGTCGTTGCGAGAGAACTGGTCGCGGCTGCCAATGTCGGTCGCAAGCGATACCAGCATGTCATCAATGGTCGAGGTGGAAAGCTCGCCATCCTCCGAGTCCTGCAAATAGCCGTTCTCGACCAGAAGCGCGCGGGCCTGATCGAGCGATCGGCCATTGGCGCGCACCAACTTGCCTACGCCTGGCACAAACACCTTGTCAGCGTCCATGTTGGCAAGCTCGCCCTTGTGATCGCGAACACCACCGCTGGCCGCAAGAAACTCGACCATCGACTGCGGGCGCTTCACACGGCCCTGTGCGTCTGCCGGCCAGCCTTCTTGCGTGGTTTTGACCTTGCCCATCGCATAGGGCGTGCGATGCGCCTTTGGCGTGGCGATCCAGTCGCGGAAGGCCTTCGGGGAAACCGACGTGATCGCGCCCACACGCTGGTTTCCCGATCCATCGGAGAACGCCTTGACGTACAGGTCGCGGGCCTGCGCGATGCTGTCTGCGCCAAGAATGACCTTATGCTCATCGAAGCGCCCGTTTTGCGTCGGCGCACGCTGGTCAACGATGTAGATTTTCTTCGATTTCGGGTTGTCGCCCACGTACACATCGACGTGATCGCCGTCCGCGCCCGTGGTTTTCTTGATATACCCGTAATGCGCCGGAAGGACGGACTCCCATGCCGGCCCGTCGGGGTTCTTGTTGCGGCGCGTCGATCCCTTTGGGTTCTCGATCGTGATGTCTTGCCCGGCGATGCGAACATGCGCCTTCTTGTAGTTCCCAGCCTGCGCCTGTGCGTCCGACGGCTCGGCAACGCGCTGTCCAGCCGCTTCGAGGTCTTGCGAGGTCTCGATCGATGCCGGGCGCGCACGCGATGCGTCGGTCTCAAGCCCGCGTGCAGATGAGAGCGCGGCAGGCTGGGCTTCTTCCGGCTGCTGAATGACGGTCGGAGCCTCAAGGGCGGGTTCCTGCGCAACAGGCTGGGCTTCCGGTGCAACGGGTGCCGGTTCTTGTGCAACACCGTACTGCGCGGCGATGGCAATCTCGTCTGGCGTGGCTGGGTCGATCGCCTGGCTCACCTCTGCGGCGGCTTCTTCCGGTGACATCGAGTCGATATCGGCGTCGGTCCACAGCATCTTGCGAAGCGTGGCACGGACTTCCGGGGGGACGCTGGTCGAGGGTGTGGCCGGAGGTGGCATGGAAGGCGCAATGGGCACTGCCGCCTCCTGCTCCACCTCCGGCGCGGCGGGAGCGGCGGCTTCTGGCGATCCGCGCTCAACCGCATCCGGCTCGGTCGAGGTCTCCAATGGCGCTCGCGCGTAACGCTCGGCAGGGTGCGTCACCACCTGCTGATTGTTAGCGTCCGCCGCACCGCCCTCGCCCTTGCCGAATATCGCGCGTCCGGTCTTGGACACGACTTGCTCGCCCACCTTCAAGCCACCGCCGACGATGCCGCCGATTGCAGCCGACTCGGCCACGCCATCCATGATGTCTTGATCGGGCTTGTAGACGTAGCGCGCAATGAGGTTCTGCGCCGCCTGCTGAACGGCTTCCTGACCGCCTTCGGCTGCCGCCTGTGCAAGCACCTTCCCGACGGCTCCGGCCAACTTGCCGGCGAACGGCAGCGGCACGCGCTCGAACAGCGTTTCGATCGGGATTTGCTCTGTGAGACCGGGATATCGGCCCAACCTGGCCGCTTGGATGATCTGCTCTTGCGTCGCGCCCTTGGAGATAGCGTCATCGATCTGCTGACCGCCCGTCGCCAGTGAGCCGCCGACAACGCCGGCAACCGGGCCAAGGCCGGGCACCGCGCCAGCCGCCATGAATGGAACGGTCGAGCCAAGCCCTTCCGAGATCGACCGCGACCAAGTGTTCTCATAGTCCTCGGCTGCCGGGAAGTTCTCGGCGGCATAGTCCTGCATCGCCTGCCCTGCTTTGAACAGGGATGTGTCCTGAATTTTCTCCTCCGGCATGATGTCGGCGTTTTCGCCGAGTCCTGCCAGCGCCTTCACGCCACCATCGACCGTGAGCGTTCCGTTTCGCACCTGCGAAGCGACGGCCAGAAGAACGATTTCCTTCAAGCCGCGAATGCCCTTGTTGGCCTTGCGCTGCCAGTCCACCCATTCCGTGTTCGTCATGAGCGGGATGCGCTCGAAGTCGGTTACCAAGCTCTTGACGGCTTCGCGCTCTGCCGGCGAATTGGCCTGTTCCGGGGCAAGACCCTTGACCATGGAGCCGATGGCGTTGATCGCTCCGGCTGCGATGCCCTTGCCAACTTCGGGGAAGAACGATCCGCCTTCCTCCTCGGCGATCGGCTGGGCCGGCTTTACGCTCGGCGCGGCGTATTTCGCCCATGGGCCTGCGGCCTTTGCGCCGGGCGTCGGCGACGGGCTGGGCGTAACTGCATCGACCGTAGGGGCTGCATACTTCTCCCACGGGCCACGGATCGCGTTTTCAGCCATTTACTTTTCCAGCGTCCAGTTGTTCGGGTCTGCGGGATCGCCGCCGTTGAAGCGGTATCCATCTTCTACCGTGCCGGCAGCCGGTGCGGATAGACCACCGCCTGTGGATAGGCCGGCTTGCCCGCCGCCCGTCACCTGCTTGGTCAGGCGCTCGCGGGTCTCATCAATCACCTTTTTGCGCTCATCCGGCGAATAGATGTTTTCTGCCGCCGCCTGCGCGATGCGCTCGATTTCGAGTTGCTGCGAGACTGATATGCCGTTCGTCTTGGCGAGGTTTTTGATTTCCATGGCCGTTTTCTGGTTGGAAAGCTCGGCGGAACGGTTAAGCCGCGACTCGGATGCGCGCCGCAACTCCATTTCCTGCGCGTCTTTTTCGTCGGCGCGCTTCATCTTCAAGGCGTCTTGGCTGCGGTCGTAGTTCACCTTCTCGGCGTCGGCTGCGGCCTTTGCCTCGGCCTGTTCCTTGGCGTCGTAATAGCCGCTCGCGCCGCCAAAGCCGCTCCCGAAGGCGAGGAAGGGATCGCCGCGCCCCGTCCTGATGTTGGCCGCGCCTGCACCGAAGGCGCGCACCATCGAGCGAAGATCGCGACCGCCAAACAATTGCGAGAGAGGATCGACCGGCGCTGCGCTTTGCGGGATGGCCGGCTCCTGCGCAACCGGAACGGCTGGTTCTTCCTGCGGCATGGCTGCGGGTGCGAATGATCCGCCTGGCAGTTGAGCCATGGGGCGATCGGGCGGGATCGGGCCAACCATAGGCAGCCTTATTTGCGGCATCGGCGGACCCTGTACCGGGCGTGGGGCTGCGGATGGCGTCTGCGCGGCGGCTGGGGAGCCTCCAAGCAACTGCATGAGCGTGTCTACGATCGAGGTGTTGGCGATGGGCATTGGTTACCTCCCCGCCCCTTCGCGGCCCGGATTACGGATATTCGGAGCCTGATAACCCGGCCTCGTCGGCGTGACCGGCGCTGGCGTGACTGGTGTCGTGGGCGTTACCGGCGCTTCCGGCAGGGAGGTGACGCCAAGAAGCTGCTGGACAGGATCAGCGGTCGGTGCTTTGGGCTGATACCAGTACGGGGTTCCAGCGTTCGCCCCAAGGCTTGCCATGCCAGATGTCGGCAGGAGACCGCCCTGCTGTGTGTTCATCCCCAAGTTCTGGCGCATGGCGTTCGAATAGCCCATCGGGCCATTGGTGATGATGTGCTGGATGAGCTTGGCGAAGGCGTCGCCGCTGACCGGGTTGCTCGCCTTCCCGTCCTTCACGTCCGACCCCATGAGGGAGTTGAGAGCGTCGAGTGCCATGGGTTACCCCTCCTTAACCGAACAACGCGCTGATGCCGGAGCCTAGCAGCCCCCACAAGCCATCGTTGGAGCTTTCCTTGCTGGTTGCCGTGGTGGAATACGGCGCACCGTTGATCGCGCCGAGAATGCGCATGGCGTCGTCGTACTTCTTGTTCTTGATCGCCTCTTGGAAGCTCTGAATGGCGACGCGCTTCTCCTCATCGGCCTCGCGCTGCACCTGCCCGGAGTTGAACAGGGCGTCGTTGACCGCGTTCCACTGGTCTTGATACTGCCGGCCAAGCCCGGCGACGCCTGACGCAGCGGTGAGTTTGTTGGCCTGCTGGGCGAAATCGTTTTGCGAGTTGGCCGTATCGACGCCGAACTTTGCCGATCGATCGCCTGCTCGGATAGCCATCGCCGTATCGAACGCATCCTTGTACGCCTGGCCGGTCACATCGGCGACATTGCGCGCCGTGGTGTCGTAGATGTCGCCTTCGAGAACGCCGTGGCGGGCATCGCCGAAGGCTCCCGACATGGTGGCACCGTCGGCGAGGTCGCGCCGGCCAATCTGCGCCTGCTTGTTCAACTCCCTGATCTGCGGCTGCAAAATCTGCTCAAGATACGGGTTCATGTCGCCCGCGATCGAGCCAAGCCAGCCGCTTTCGTCGGTGAGCTTCGTCGTGTTGATGTCGGCAGGGTTGAAGCCGGCGACGCTATCGAGCAAGCCGCCCGCCTTGTTGATGCCGAACAACTCGGCCAAGTCCTGATCGGCCATCCAGTTGACGTTGCCGATCGCCTTGTTCTGGCCGTCGGAAAGCGGCGTGTAGAGCGACTCGCCCGGCTTCGAGCCGTAGACATAATTGTCGCCGCTCTTGGTCCAGTCGGTGATCCCCTTTAGCGCATCTTTAGTCGGCGTCTCGATGTAGGCCGGTACGGTGTTGCTGCTGGTTGTCGTGGTTGCCATGGTGTCAGCCTTTGACCACTTCCGCCGCCTTAAGGTCGGCGATCAGAGTTGCGAGGAAGTTTGCGATATCGCCCGCCGTCGCCGTCGAGGCGTCGAGCGTGCGGGTCTTGGTGTAGTTCGTGACGGTGTAGCCGGCCACAACGTCGATGAAGCGCTCGGCGTGCGATGCTTGTTCAATCTCGCGAAACGCCGCCAAGACGAACTTGTCGAACGGGTTTGAGGTGGCGGTGCGCGGCGCGCCAACGGTTACGGGCCTCATCCGATCGATCCCCGCTTCTTGCCGGCTACGCTCACTTCAAGCCCCCACCTGCCAAGCCTAAAATCGCCGCCCAGCACGTTTGAGGTGATGGTCATGCCGAACTGGCGACCTGACACGCGCGCATCCACAAGCTTGTCTGTAGGCTCGCACGGTAGCGTCTCCTCATGCATGATATCGTCCCTCGGATGATCCTTCCCGTAGATATGTACCATGAGTGTGCCCGCCTGGCGCTTGCAGTCGGGGACAAAGCCAAAAATATCAACGGAAGTGTTGTCGCCGTCGATGTCGCTGGGAGCGAGTTCGATCCATGCCGGCAGGATCGTGCCGTCATCGTCATGCGTTTCGTCAACGTCGTGAATGTAGATGGTGCCGTTGAGGCCGAACAGGATCGGGCGCGTTTCACCTGACTGGTATCGAGCATGGGCGCTGCGATCCCATGTCCCGTTCACCCATGCGTAATTGTTGTCGATGCTGACCATCACGTACAGATTTGGTTCGGTCGATCCTTGTGACGGATAGACGAACCACACCTCGTTGTAGGTCGGGTTGTAAAAGGCGAACGTCTTGGTGATGTGTTCCTTGTTGATGCTGCGAAACACATAATCGCGCATGTCCTCTTGGTTCGGGATGTTCTGCACCGATCCGTCGTACATGAAGAAACCGCGCTCGCTCATCCAGAAGGCCGCGCCCTTGTCGGACGTGTGCGCATTCGGCCCGACCAGCCCGCAATTGTCGCCCACCGATCGCGAGGCGTAGGAGGTCGATCCGCCCGTGAATTGGAACATGAAGGCGTTGGTGTCGGACCATACGATGTTGAGGCCACCGCCCAGCCTGCGCCCGCCCATCAAGCGGGTTCCACCTTGCAACTTGCGCTCGTTGGCGCGGTTGGTGTCGCTCGGCGTCCAATCCGTCGGGTCGAGAACATCCGGCCACCTGACCGTCATCGAGTCGAATGTGCCGGCGAGCGTGATGCAGCCCAGCGCCATGACGTAGCGCTCCTCCGTCACGTAGACGTATCGGACTTGCGTCGGCGCACCCGCGATCTGCGCCGGGCGCTGGTTGCCGGTCGAGGTGTCGTAGAGATACAAGCCGCCGTTCATCGGGTTGACGATCAAGTCCTCGCCATAGAGGTCCATCGACCAGTTCGACGGCTCTGTGATGATCGCGGACGCCAGCGAAGCATCCACGCCCCAGCCGCCAATACCCCATCCGCCAACGCCCCAGCCCAACACGTATTCCGGGCTGTCGGAGCCGCAATTGAGTTCGTAGGACGCCAGCACGGAAGCGCCGCCGGTGGTCGAGTCGGTCGAGCTTGCCGGCGCTGAATGCTCGATCGTGTAGCTGTTCACGTCAATGATGGTCGCGACCTCGTATTCCCCGTCGATCGTGATCCCGCCGCCTGCGGTCGCGCCGGAGAATTTGACGATGGTGCCAACCTGCGTGATGCCGTGATTGTTGTCAGTCACCGTCACGGTGTTGTCGCCGCTGACGACGGCGAACGGGTCGGTCGCAAGCGCGATGTTGGTGGCGTCGGTGCGAAAGGGAGTGATCTTGGAGAGCGTGTTTTCGCGCAACAGGTAGAGCGAGCATGCCGTGCCGAACACAAGGCACTGAACGCCGATGAAGGAAGCCCACGCCTTGGCCGTGCGAGCGATGCCGTCGAAGGCTCCGACGGCTGGTGCAAGCTTCGTGGTGCCGCCGATCTTTTCCGGCCTGCCCTTGACGAAACGGACGTGGTTGCAGTCGAGCCAACGGCCCGTCGTAGCGTAATCGCTATCCGACTTGACGATGCCTGGCGGTATCTCGATTGCAACGAACGGCATTAGCGGGCCTTCACTCCGGCGTTTCGGGCGCGAGGATCACAGCGGGATCGAGGCCAAGAGCCTGCACCAAGCCGATAGCGTCAGGATCGTCGCAGTAGACAACCGGACGGTCAGGGGCGAACCAGCGGGCGAAATAGACCGCATTACTGTCGAGGGCGGCCTTGGCTTCGGCCATCTTCCCAGCCGCGATGATGCGGGTCTGCACGATGGATTTCGGCACCACCTGACGAACGGACGGCGCTGGCCGCACGATGATAACGCTCATTGTTCCTGCTCCTGTTCAGCGAACCACGCTTCAGCGCCGATGCCGTATCCGTCTGGCGTCGAGAAGTCCGCCGCCCATTGGCTGCGTTCGCTGCGATCCGCTGGAATGTCGCTCTCGTCTACGATCCTGTAGGGAACGCCGGCCGGTACGTCTTTGCGCGCGGCCTCTGCAATGTCCCAGCCCTTGCCGGGGATCAGAACGGCCACGCCTCCGTCATCAGTTGGATGGATAATGCGCTGCATCGATCAGTCTCCGTGAATGGCCACATGGGCATACGTCACATCGCGGGCTCCTGCCGAGACGTTTGTGTCCAGGTAGCGGCTGTTGAGCCTTACAGCCGTGGTGGATGGTGCCGTTGAGGCGTGGATGCCAGCGCTGACAGAGGCGAGGCCTGGCCCAGCCATGATCGGAACGTCTACCGTGAACGAAACGGCATAATTCGCGTTTGGCATGGCCGTCGCGAAGTTGACCGTATAGTCCCCAACGCCGTTGTCAGTGATCGATGAGACGTTGAAGCTGTCCCGAATGGCGATGGTTCCGCCGCCATTGAAATTGACCCACGCCTTGGCCATGCCTTGATGCCCATCGACGTACTGTTTAGGGGCAGCGTGCAAGGCGCTTGATGGATTGCCGGATAGCGTGAGCGCTCCGGTCATGACGCCGCCAATCAAAAGCAGCACGTCATCCGACCATGGCACCGAACGCCATGGCCCCCAGTCCGTGGCCGCGATGTTCCGCACCCATATGTTGCGCGAACTGATGCTTGAGTACGGGATGAGGATTTGCGTCAAGCGCGTGTCATTCGTCTTGATGACCAGCGCATGATAGAGGCCTGCGGAGGGCGGCGCGTTGGCGATGGCTCCCGTCGTGAACTCGACGCGATGTTGCCACCCAGCCGTCAGGTACGTGTTCATGTTTGGATCGGTGACGTTCGCCGTGGACAGAGGCACCCACGGCGGCACCAGCATGGATGCTTGCACGGCGGCTTGGATGACTTCCAGCGAGGTCGATGTGACCGCCCGGAAGGCCGTGCCTGTGCACACCACAATCGCGAACGATCCGTCTGGAATGACCAGCGTCGCAGCGCCATTGATGAGTTCGCTTGCGTCGGGGTTGATCGTGACCGCGCCGCCGTTCGCCATGACAAGGCAAACCCACTGGTCGCCAAGCAGGGCGGCGGGCTTGAACGCCAGCGTCAGCGTTGCCGAACATTCAAAAAAGGCCCCATCGTCTGATGGGACCGCTGTGTACCCTGATGCTTTCAGGGCGTACTTCGTTCGAGCGCCCGCGCCGCTGGCCCGCGTCAAGGTGATAGGAACGATATCGGTCCCGTTCGAAGTGACCAGCGCCGATCCGCCTTGCGGGATGACAACGCCCGCGCCCGCGTCGGTCTTGAACGTCACCGTGTAATCGCCGGTGCAGGCGTTCTTGACCATCCAGAAGCCCTTGCGGCCACTGGTCTCAACCGCGACGTTCGCAACCAGCGCGCCGGATAGCAGGATCAGGGACGAAAGTTCCTCGTCTGCGGTAAGCAGAACGTCCGAGCCGGTCAACGTCTTGGCTGTCACCTCGCCAAGCGCTTTTTCGAGGCGGCTGAAATTCCGGTCGGTCACGTCGCCCCAGTTGGTGTCATCGCCGTATGACGACTCGCCTTGGACAAGGTTCACCAGTTGCAGGATTGCACTTATCGTTGCCATTTACCGGGCCTCTCGCCAGTTGAAATCAAGTTCCATGCCGCGCATGTGAAGATCGCCCTCTTTCTTGACCTCCTCGACCTGTGCCATCGCCTTTATCTCGGCGCGGTCCATGGCGTCGTACTCCTTGCGCGCTTCTGCCGCGAACATCAGGCAGGCGCGGCGCAAGAGCGTTGGATAGCGATCGGTGAGGAAGTTGGTGGTGTTGGACGGCGAAAGCCTGTCAGGCGAGCCGTAATAGACGAACCTGCCGGTGTAGGCCATGTCGGCGCGGCTGTTGAATTGCAGCTTTTGGCCGAGGATGGAATAGGCCGTAGGCATGGAGGCCTGCAACACGCCTGCGGTGTCGAGCGCCAGGCTCTCGCGAAAGCGATGTGTGTCGAGCAAGGGCATGTCGTTGATGTAGCCGGGGATCGCCAACTGGATCGGATCGAGGAAGCCGGCTGGGGCTGTGACCTCACTGACCCCTTGGGCTATGGCAAGATCGCCCTCGCGGTGCATTTCGCGGATGCGTATCTTGCTGAAAATCCAAGACTGCGCCTCATCGAGAATGCCGGCACTATCGATGCGCTTGTAGTTGATCCAATACTTGATTGAACCTTCTACGTCGGCATCCGCGATGAGGGTAGCATAGTCCATGTCGCCCCTTTATTTCGGCAGGACGCCGAGTTGCTTGAGAGACTGGATCAAGGCCTGCTTTCCGGAGGTGTCCACGTCGTCGCCGTACAGGGCGGCGGCTGCGGCTTTCACCTTGAACCATTCATATTTCTGTTCGCCAGATGCCCATAGCGTGAAGTCAACCGCGTTGGCGCTGTCATCCTTGCTGGGATCGGGCGCTTGCTGCTGTCCAGATGGTGGGGGCTGTTGGGTTTGCGACGCAACGGGGGCGGATTTCTCCGCCCCTATCGTGTAGCGCTTCCCGCTGCCCCGCTGACTGAACAGGTACGTGCCATTGCCGGCGAAAAAGTGCTCGCCGTCTTGATACTGCGCCCCGTCATATTCAGGCTGAATGTGCCCGATCGACGGCTTGTTCCTGTCCAGCTTTGGGATGTCGGTCATTGTCGCTCTACTCCGTGGTGCCGTTGTGCGGCTTAGTCGTTCGGCACCCGGCCATCCTTGATGGAATGGCTAAGATCGCCGACCGATCCTTTCATCTTCCCCGTGAGCGACTTCTTGTCGGCTCCTGCGTAGCTGGAATTGTCCAGCCCGGTGGAAGTCACGATCTTGGTGCCGCGAGCGCCACCCTTCGTGTTGGTGTTTTCAGGCATGTCAGTAGTCTCCATAGAGGCTGCCGCTGTATTCCCGTTCGTTTTCGTCCATCAGCGACGGGCTGGCATAGTCCTCGCTGTAGTTCGAGCGGTTACGGCGGTCGAGCGGTTCACGATGACGGACGGTGTAGCCGTCCTCTGCGGCGTTCCCGCTCTCATCCGCGCTGATGCCCTTCGGCTTCTTTACGCAGTTGGGGGAGCGAGAGACGTAACGGCGCTTGTCCATGCGGGCAAACTCCCTTGAGGTTGAGCCAGGCGCACGGATGCGCCCGGCGTTGGCTTAGTCGGCGTAGTCTACGACGATGGTGACGTAGCCTTGTCCGGTCGGCGTGCCGCCCGTCTTGACGAACACAACCTCGATCTGTCCTGCGGGCAGATTGGCGTCGATGATGGCATCAGGATCGAGACCATCAGTTGCGCATGTCGTGTCGGTCGCGGCGAGCGTGCCAAGATCGAAGCTGGCATAGGCATCAGGATCGGCGGAAGTGCCGACGTTGACCTTGCCGCCCGTGGTGAACACCTCGACGCCGGTCACGATGATATCGACAAGCGTGCCCTTCTTGCCCTTTGGGCCTTTGAAGGACGTGGCGATGTCGGCACCTGTGCCGAAGTCGATAAGGCCGAACGCGAAGTGGCGACGGTTGGGGTTGGAGTAAGACATTTCCTTGTGTCTCCGTTACCGGCCTAGCCGGCATCATGTGTTGAGAGGTGGTAGGCCGGAGCGATCCGGCCTACCGGGATCGGATTAAGCCGCCGAGTCCCACAGGATGATGCGCGCGTTGAGCGCGTCGGGATGGCACAGGCCAGCTTCGCCGAGATAGTAGTAGGCCACGCCGTTGTCGCGACCATAGTCCTGCGGCAGCTTCGAGCGGATTTCCTCGGGAACAGCCGGGCTTTCGATCACCGTGTCGGCACCGAAGAACAGTGCCCACGACGACTTGGCGTTGTTCCACGGGTCTGCCGCCGCCTGGTAGATGTAGTTGGCGCTGGCCGCATTGGCTGCACCCGCTACAAAGGCGGCGTCATTCGCGTGGCCCTTCGGGATTTCGTTCTGCTCGATGAAGCGAGTCGACTCGTAACGCCCGATTTCACCAGCAAAGATCATGCTGATGCCGGTCTCCGTGTACTGATGAATGTCCTCAAGCTCGTTCTTGAAGCCACGGAAGGTGGTTGGGTGTGAGATAGCGCAATAATCGTCGCCGGCAAACGGCGGGATATTGCGCTCCTTGGCGGTGTCCACGATCGCCTTAACGTGGGCGGCGGTCATGGCGAGGTTGTTGGTGGTGGCCGTCGCGCCGTTCGTGGTGAGAACGATCGAGGCGACGTCGGTGCCAGATACAGGCGCAACGCGCAGCGGCGTGCGGAAGAACTGGTAGGCCGTCATACGGTCGAACACCTTGCGGGCGTCGTCGCGCAACGTCTGGTCGATCACGTCCTTAACATCGTGTTCGCCCAGCAACTCGACCTTCTTGGTGAAGGGCACGGAATTGCCGAACTCGCCGATGGTAAGCGAACGCTGCTGGATGGAGAACTGGGTCTCCGGCATGCGCTGGCCTTCGAGGATCGGGCCACCACGGGTCTCCAGCGTTGAGTACACGTTCCAATTGTACGTGTCCCCCTTGTGGAGACCAAGGGCGTCGTCTTTCGCGTCCGCGAGATTGCGGAATTTGGTGCGCGGCTGCAACTCCATGCGGAGGTATTCGGAGAGGTTATCCGAATACAGGAAGCCGCCGCTGGCATCAGAGGACCAAAGCTGTCCGGTCATAGTCTCATTTCCTTTGTGCTGCCGGGCACCCTCAACGGCGCTTGCCGCGTGCCGCCTGCATATTGCGGACGGCCTGCAATCGCACTTCTTGCCGCGTTTTCTCGGTCGCTGGCAGTTGTGAGGGCTGGATAGCCCGGCGTGGTTGTGACGTGATCTGCTGTTTGCGGTCAGCGCGGGCAGTCAGATCGGGCGTGTTGGGGTTGGCGACGGTGGCGCGGCGAAGCCCCAGTTGCTTCATGACGCTCTCACCGGCCCTTGTGACGACATCTGCACGGGAAGGTAGGACGTGTCCCAGCCTCTCCATTTCGTCGTAGCAGTAGCGTGCGGCCTGCAACTCGGACATGCCGTGTTCACGCTTCAAGCTCTCGACAAAGCCATCTTCTAGACCGGCCTCGCGCATGGCATCCCGCATGATGACGATGGACTCTTGGGCAATAGCCGTTCGACCAAGCGGGGTGTGCATGACTGGCACGTCGTTGACCTTCACGTCGTTGAAGGTGTTGAGCGCGTCGGAGACCTCTTGCGTGCGGCGGGTGTTCTCTTGGACGGTCGCCATGTGCTGGTCGATCACGTCATCGAGGTTGCCGATCCTCTCACGCACTCGGTTTTCGATCTGCTCACCGAATTTAAGCATGGCCTCTTTGGCCTGCTCCTTGTCGCCGACCTGAATGCGATCGACAATTTCGTCAAGGTCAACGTCGCCCGGTGTGGCTGCCGGTTCGCGTCCCCTGACGGCTTCCGAATTGGTCTCGACGGCGGGTGTGGCTGCCCGCAACGCTTTGACTTCCTCCAAGAATTTCGCGGCCTCGTCTCGCGACTGCTTGGCCTTCGACAAAATGTCGTCGCTGGCAAGCGCGCGGCTGGCGTGGGCAAGAAGATCATCCTCGGTGACCGTCACATCACGCCCATTGATCTTGAGCGTGCGGGTCTTGGGAGCGTCTTGCTGGTTTTGCTCTACGTTCGGATCGCCGGCCTGCCTGGCTTCGGCGATGCGATCGGAGCGGGTTCGGGTGTTTTCCCCAAAGAACTGTTTCTCGCGATCGGGCGGGACGATGGCGAACTCGTTTTCGCCCTCACGGGCCTCGCGATTGGCCTTGGCCTTGGCGTAGATGTCGCCGCGCTTCTTGTCGAAGGGCGATCCGACTACGATTTCCTTCTTTTCGGTCTCGGCCTCGATCGGCTTCTCGCGCTCTATGACCGTCTCGGCGCGCGATGTCACATCTTCGACGCCGGCTTGACGCTGCGCTTCCTCGATCTGCTGGTTTTCAGTCCGTACAGTGTCGTTTTCGGTGCCCATTGGATCAATAGTCCTTCTGTTGCTGGTCAGCTTCGCCCAAAAGCTTCTGCATTTCCGCCTGCTCCTCGACGCTCAAATCCTCGACGGCTGCCGCACCGTTTTCGAGGATTTCATCGAAGTAGGAGACCAGCGCCCAAAAACGACGCACGCGCCACTGCAACTCGCGGATGATGGCTGCCTTGGTTGGGTCGCACTTGATGAGCGCTGCGTTGGCCGCGATTGCCTGTTCGCGGGCGCTGTCAAACACGGTTCGGATCGCACTACCCGGCTGCGCATACGTGCGCTTGAGGTCGAAGTAGGGCGCAAGAACGGACACGCGCTCCTGCTCCTCGCGTGAAACATCGTCCTCGTTGGTGTCTCGATCGAGCATGTTCATGCTTTTGGCTGTAGCCTATTCGTGCAAAAGGCGTAAGTGGCGTGCTTAAGCGATCAACAGCAAGGCGATGGCAATGTCCTCATCGCTCCATTCCGGTTCGGGCTGGGGAAGATTGGCGGCAAGGCCCTGATGCAGCGCCAATTTGCGCGCCTGCTCGGCTGCGGCCTGCGCCTCGCGGCCATAGGCCTCGATCTGTTGCGCCGTCATCGTGGCGCGCATCAAGTCGGCGTTGTCGATCGGCGGGATGAACGGCTCAAGCGCCGGGTCGGGCTGATTGTCCTCGATCTTGGGCCGATAGATATCCGCCACAATGTCCCGAACGGTCGGGATCGGTTTACGCTTGGTCTTGTCGCGCTTGGGCTTCGGTTTTCCGCCACCGCCGCCGCCCAGCGTATGACGCTTGAGCGTTGCCGGCGTGCCATCTACCAGATAGACGCCGCTGTCGAGCGACATGCGCATGTTCGGCGTGCGGAAGATCAGCGCCGCGTCCGTGCCGACAACGGTATAGCTGCCGCCATTGGCTGCAAGGAGCCGTGTGGCGCGCATTCCTGCCGCCTGGCCGGTGTGCCCGTATGTCCCGCCTGATGCTCCCAGCTTGCGGGCGCAACGCAACGTGGCAGTCTGCCCGGTTACGTCATATGCACCCGATCCTGCGGCAAGGAAGCGATCCGTGCGCTTGACCAACGTCGCGTCGGTGCCGGTAACGGCATAGGTTCCGCTCGCGGCTGCCAGCTTGCGCACCGTGCGCAGCGTCGCAGCCGTGCCCGTTACTGCGTATGATCCAGCCTGCCCAGCGACCTTAAGCGCACGCCGTAGCGTCGTTGCAGTCCCTGAAACGGCATAGCCGCCACCTGATGCCGTGAGGCGGTAAGCGGCGGCGGGTGGCGTGACCGAAAGCGTTGCTTCCGGGGTATTTGTCCAATCCGTCTGCGTGTAATTGTATGTGTCGGTCGTTACCCAGTCGATGCCGTCATAGGAATATTGGACTTCGATCTTTGATGGGCCGGGTTCGGCGGCATTGCGCAACACCTTCATTTCGGCGATCAGCGTTGGAGCGCCGAAATTCTGGCCTACCCAGCTTTTCGCGCCGGCAGCCTGAAAGGTCGAATACCAGTTGCTCGCGGTGTTGTTGTCAAAGACGTTCGAGGCGGCGTTCGAGGTGCCGTTGAACTGCGTCGAGTAGATCGTGTTGGCCGTCGAGGTGAGATCAGCCCCGCCCGATGATGCCGCCATCGATACTTCCGCAAGGCTCATGTAGCTTGCGTTTTCGTGCGTGCAGAGAATGCGCCAATAGGCCGGTGTCGATCCTCCGACATAGACAAGCGACGCCGCGCTGCCGGTGACCAGATAGCTTGCCGACGACATGAGGAGCTTGCGGGTGCGCGAAAGCGTCGCCGACGATCCGGTAACGGCATAGCTGGCCGTGTCCGCAGCCAGCTTGCGGGCTGTCTTGAGTGTCGCGGCGGTCCCAGTCACGCCATATGATGCGGTCGCGGCTGCCAGGCGCTTGTTCGAGCGGAGCGTCGCAGCCGTTCCGGTCAACAGGTATGCGGCGGTCGATCCAACCACCTTGTAGCCGCGCCGGAGCGTCGCAGCGGTGCCAACGACCGAATAGGCCGCGCTTGCCATCGCCAGCTTGCGGGAGCGCTTGAGGATGGCTGCGGTGCCGGTGACGGCGTAGGACGCTCCGGAAGCCGTCAGGCTGTATGCCGTGCCGCCCGTCGCCACCTTGAGCGAAATTAGCATCGCAGAGCGCGACTGACTATCGTCCGGGATAGTGCCGGTGGTGTTGTAAGCCGTCGATCCGTTGGCCGTTACTGCAAGCTGGGCGCAACCGATGAAGTCTGAATTGTTTACGAGGCTCGGGCCAGATGAAACGACGTGGGTGAAACTATTGGAGGCAGATAGGTTGCCGGTAAAATCCGAATGAGGTCCATCACTCGAAGCACCAAAGAAGGCAAGGATTAATCGGTCGCCCGCAGTAGGAGTAAGGTTACTGGACGCTAGCGTGGTTGCGTACGACTGCACGAAATTGCCGACCGATACGTCATAATAGCTCGCATCCAGCCCGGAGATTTCGAGCAACACCCACGACGAGTTTGTGGCGCTGCCTATCGTGTATTGGAACGAATTGCCGCCACCCGACTGAACGCGATCCCAAACATACCCGCCGTGGTACGTCTGTTGCTCCATATCGGTGCGCTGGTTCCAACCAGCGTTCGGCGTGCCGTTGTAGTCGTCGGCAGCGAAGGCGAGGATAACAACGTTGCCGTTTGTCGGCGCGGTCGCAAACGCCGCTGTGACCGTGGCAAGGGTCGAGGTGCCCTTGGCAGTTTGGACAATTGTTGCAGCCACGGTCTATCCGTTCTTAGAGGTCGGGAACGATGACGTATGTGCCCGTCGTCCAGATTTCTTCATCGCCCTTGGGGTAAAACGCGCGGGCAGGCCAGCCGTCGCCGTCAGTGCTTTCCTCGGACGTAACGTCCACGTCCTCCCCGAAGATCGGCTTGATTTCGGTGGCGATGAACGTCGCCATGGAGCCGTGGAACTCGACTTCGCGATGCTCGATCGGCTCGCCTGGCCGGTAGATGGAGAGGAGGCGCACCATCAGCGCACCTCCCACCAAGGCCGAACATCGCCCGCGCCCACCATGAAGCGCCGATGCTTGCGCCCGCATGTGCAGTAGAAGATGTAGATATCGGGCATCGTCTCGTTGTCGCTCGACCGGAACGCCTCGATGTCGTGGTTCTCCGGGTGGCGGCAGCATGAGTCGATCTTCTGGTTCTGTTCGAGCGCGTCGAAGAACTTCTGCGGCAGCATGCCATCGGGCAGCTTGGAGACCGCAATGCGTGGGCATTCGGGGATCGGGCCTGTTTCCTGCATGGATCACCTGCGGCCAGACACGATGATGGAATTGCCCCTACGGCCTTGGATCGTGCCTCGCGACACGGCTTCATAGACGGCAGCCGCATACAAGCCGGGATCGTCGGGGCGCAAAGTGGGAATGTCTATGCCGTCAACCTTCGTCTCCGGTAGGTCGGCAAATGTTGGAAATCCTTCGAGTGTGCGGGCTGCCGCTTCAACTACGGCGTCGCGTTCCTGTGATGACTTCATAAGGGTGCCTCCTTAGCTGAACGTGTGGATTGAAGCGCCGAAATCGAGCGTAAACGTCTCGCCCGATGCCAGCGTTATCGAGGAGCCGTAATCCCAGTTGGAAATCAAGGGATCAGCCGGCGACGTAGGCGTGTCGTTGTACAAGATGGCATAGCGGAGCGGGCCGACCGCGCCCGATGCCGTCCAAGTGATATCGACGCCGGTCATCGTCACGGTGCCGCCCGATCGCGTCGAGTCGTTTTGCGTGTCCTCGCCGCCTGACGTGTAGCCGTTGGCGGTCGAAAGCTCCGTGGTGTCGGCGCGAACGGTGTGCGTCGAGGTGTTGGGCGCGGTGTTGGAAAGCAGGGCCTTCAACGTGTCGGTGGTGCCGAACAGGTCATGGACCTTATTCCACATGTCCTCGGCGAACTTTTCGTATTTCACATATGATGCCATTTCGTATTGCTCCTTAGCGCAATGGGTTGGTGGTGAAGGTTCTGCCGTCGGGCATGGTGACGGTCTTAGGAGCCGTCAACGTGCGCATGAGAAGCACCAACGCCTGTTGCGTCTGCGCCTCTTGTTGCAGGATGAGCTTGGCTATCTCCTCGAACGTCATCGCCTGGCCCTTCAATTCATGGTCGATGGCTTGGCGGTGAACACCCGGCCATCCGGCATCGTCACGCTCTTGGGCTGGTTGAGCGTTTCGATCATCTTGGCGATCAGCGCTTGTGTCTGCGCCTGCATCTGCATCACCTGTTCCACAAGCTTGTCGGTGTCGCCGTCATCGATCGGCGGTAGACCGACCTCGCCGCGCTTTTGGTTGTGCGCCGCGATCGCTTCGGAACGCCGGGAGCGGAGCGCCATTTCATGCTCCTCGCGCTTCCAGTCGTGTTCCTGCTTGGCGCGCTCCGACTCGGCCTGCATTTCCTGCATCTTGAAGTCGTGTTCCTGCTCGCGCGCCTTGGCTTCGGCTGCGGCCTTGACCTCCTCCGGGTCGGGCTTTGGCTGTTGCTGCTCCGGGGTCAGCTTCTTGATGAAGCGCGACACGTCCTTATACCCCAGCAAGCCCCAAAGCTCTGTTGCGATGCCAACAGCATCGGGGCGGCATCCGTCGGCAGCAAGGATGGGCGTCATTTCCATGGTGGACTTCGCGCCCGCCATGAGCTTTTCGACCTTCTGCTTCGAGTCCAACGCGCCTATGCCGACATCAACGCGGACAGTGACGGGCAGCGCCTCGAATGACTGCATGACCTCCTCAAGCGTCACCTGCGGCTGTGCCTGTTGCTCTTGCGGGTCGCTGTCCTCGATACCGGGCTTGGGAACGACGCCGCCGATGACAAGGCCGGCGTTCTCGCCTGCCACGGCCATGATAAGTTCGTCGCTCTCGTAATACTGGATCAGGCGCACCAACTGGCGCAACACAGGCTCCACCCACGTCTCAACCCACACGCGAAGGTCAAACTCGGTCAGCGCGTTCGATGACTGCGACATGAGGTTCATGCCGCCCACGGTCTCGTTAAGCTGGCGGTTGGTCTGCACCGATCCCGTGGAGAACACGCCGGCAAGCTCATCGAAATCAACGGCCAGGTTGTTCATGTCCTGTTGCGCGCCGCCATCGGGGCCGGGCGCGCGGTCGAACGTCACATCGTCCTCATCCTCGACCATCAGCGTCGAGTCGGGGCCACGGTTCTGCACTTGCTTGAGGTCGATGTTGCGCCCGCGCTTGACCTTGGTGATGGGCGAGATTGCCATCTTGCGGGCGTCCAGCGTCAGGTTGACGTTTTCGTTCATTTCCTGCTGTAGCTGCTGCCACGTCTCGACTGGAGCGGCTGGGAACGCCTTGTGCGCCTCGACGGCGGCGACGCCGCGCACATAGGGACGATCGCCTCTCTGCTCTGGATAGGCCTCACGGGTCGGGCGCGGATCGGACAGGATGATATGCTCGCCCAGCATCCACCAAGTGTAATCCTCGCCGTCGTAGCGGTAGAACACCTCGTAGAGCCAAAGGATGTCGCTGTCCTTCGAGGCGTGCCGGCTCTCGTACCGATCGATCCCCGATGTCTCACGCGCCCGGCGCACGCCTTGCGTGTCGCGCTGCTGGTTGGTCTTGCCGGCGCTCTTGATCTTGGCAAGGTCGATGTCGTCACGCCATTTGCCGCCGCCAAGGCGCGGTCGCGATGCCTCTCGGCTTACCCACGACTCCAAGTCGCCCTCATTGACCGGGTAGCCGGCGACGAAATACGCGCCGCGCTGGATCGGATCGCGCCAGTCTGCCGTCGGGTCGATGAACGACTGTTCCGGGGGAATGTTGTCGATCATGATGCGATCGGCCTTGATGATCTTCTTCGGCACAATCTCGGATCGCGTGAGCGGCTTGCCATCCTCGCCCGGCAGCGGGAAGCCCGTCGCTTCGTCCGTAACCGGTTGTGTGACGATGCTATCGACGGTCAGTTCCTCGTACTCCCAGTATTGCTTGGAGACGCATATCCCCTGCAACTGGGCGTCTTGGTGCGCGCCGACAACGGTCATGAAGAACGGCGGGCCTGCCTCGTTGCCGCGATCGAGGCGATAATTCAGCACTTCGTGCAGGAAGCGCGCGCCCATGCTCTGCACTGGGTCGCTCGATCGGGTGGCCGTGATGTTGACCACATCGTTTGTCGAAAACAGCGCTGCGGCTGCCGTGGCGTCGTTCTTGCGAACGGCCATGCGCGTCTTGGGTTTGAACAGCTTCGAGCGGTTGCGGTACTTCGGCGTATCGTACTTGGTGCCGTTCGGGTGCTTCGACTGGTAGGCGCGGAGGTTGCGCGACCATTGCGCGCGCAGCGAATTGTTCTGGTACTCGGAAGCCGCATCCAGCGCGCCCTTGAAGAACTTCTTCCAGTCGGCGTCATCCAGCATGTCGGGAGAGGCTGCGGCCTCGTTGTCATTGACGGCCTTTGAGGCCTCAAGCCCATCTTCGAGCGCGGAGCGTGTGTCAGGCGATGAGAGGGGCAAGGTGGCCTCGTCCGGTTAGTCGCGCCTGCGCGGGCATGGCATTGAGCGCCATCCGCCAGTCATCGACGTTGAACTTGTTGCGGGGCAGGTTGTAGCGCTCAAGCAACTCGCCAGCGCCCTTCAAGACCGTGCGCTTTCCGCCCGGATCGGTCAGCGTGTCGGAGAGCTTGACCACGTACCAGCGATTGGCCGGCATGATGCCGTTCAGCCTAAGCTTGATGATGCCGTTGCGACCGTGCTGGCCGATCTGCGCTTCAACGTGCCAGGCGTGGCCGGGATAGCTGCGCTCCAACAGCGCGCCGACCCATTTGACGATTGCCATGTTCGCGCGCGCCATCGGATCGGGGCGCGGATCGTCGCCAAGGTCCGGGTGTTCGTAGTGCGCCTTGAGATTGAAGCGCGGTGCGCCATTGCGATTGAGGCGCGGTGCGGCAGGCTTTTTCAGGAACGGCAAGATGTCGGACATTGCGGCCTCATTCGTCGGGATAGGCGGTGTTAACCCGGTTCGGGTCTCCCCGGAAAGTCTTGCCGGTGAACTCGTAGAGCTTTTCCTTCTTGCGATTGGCATAGAAATCCGGCTCCGACTTCAAAATCTGCGAAAGCAGGGTGAACGTGACGTTCTTCACGTTGCCGTCGGCTAGTGACATTTGGAGGATCCTTCCTTCAACACGGCGCGGGTGGCGTCATCCATCTTCAAGCGCGCCCAATTGGTCTGCTCGGCCTCGCCCTTCTCGATCATGCTCCACGTCACTTGCCGGCCCGATCCGTACTGGATGACCGCAAAGACGACTTCGCCAATGTTCTTGATTGCTGATTGCAGGGTGAACAGCGGAGACGAGTTGTTCCGCTCGATGACGTACGTACTCGCCTCGACTTGCGTGTTCGTGGTGAGGTTCGGCACCCAGCCGCCCGCATCGGCTTCCTTGTGGCAGGACATGCAGCGGGCGCAACTGTCATTGTGCAGCGAGAACGACGTGCAGCCGCAACTGCACACCCAAATCATCGGCTCTGGCTTTTCGGGAAACTCTACAACGTCGGCCAACTGCTCATGCTCCCCTGCGCTTTACGGCGCAAGATGTAGCATTATTCGCGGGGCAGCGCGCCACCACCGCCCCAGCGATACCCAGCTTTCATGCTGGCGGGTTCTTGATGCCGATCTTCTCGAACGCAATCGCCCGCATGTCATTCAGGTGGCGAAGCTGCGCCTTCTCCATGTCCATCATCGGCTTCAAGCCTGATGGCCGCATGCCGGCATCCCAAAAGGCGTCCAGCATGGCTTGGAAGAACATCGTATCGTTCTCTTGCAAGAACGGCTCCTCTGGCGCTTTCCCGAATGCGTCTATGCTCTCGATGCTCAACACTGCGGGCCGCAGGACGTGCAGCGAGCTACCGATGCTTTCGGCCATGAACAGCTTCTTGCCGCGCCCGTAGTCGTCATCGCGAACGAACGCCTTCCACATGTCACAGTCTCCTGTTGAGCAGGTTGCGGAAGCCGCACAGCGCTCGAACGAACAGGCCTGCGCCTGGCACTGCCGGCACTTCCGCGATCAGTTCGCCGTCGATCCTCCCGTTGATGCCAATGCAGCGTATGCGGTTGCTGGCCTCAATCTCGTTGCGCGCCGGGATGGTGAAGGCGTATTCGCGATCCTGATATCTGTATGAGCAGGCGTAGCGCTTCCACTTCTCTGCGGTTTCGTTCTGTTCGCCCATTGTCGACTCCTAGTCCACGGTTGCAGGGGTTTCCGGCACTTCGTCATTGGTCGAGGCCGGAAGCGCTTCGATGTCGTAGATGCGCGACGTGGCGTCCACCAAGTCATCCCGCGTGCCGAACGGGAAATACAGCATTTCCTCCATAAGAGCGCGGGTCAGGTCGTACACCTTGTCCAACTCATCCTTGCGCATGAGCGGCTTGGCATTCAGGTACTCTTGCCCGCGATCCTTCGCCATCTTCTGCACCTTCAACTCGCCGTCGAGGGGAGTGAAGCTCATGTAGCCCTTCTCGATGTCAGGCTCCCACAGGCAGGTTTTGCCGTTCGCGTAGACCAAGCCGGGGAAAAAGAAGGTCGAGTATTGCACGTCCGGTTGCAGGCGCTCGACACGATCGCGTTTCGAGTTGCCGCCCTCGCGCGGCCATGCAAGCTCATGAATGGCGAAGTTGTACTTCTCGGCGCGCATGCGCTCTTGGAAATACTCATCGTCCGATTGCTGGCCGAAGCGCTCGTATCCGACCTTCACCAGCATGACGCCCGGCATCTTCGACCATTTCTTGTGGTAGTGCTTCAACTGGTCCCAGCGCTGCGAGAGCTTCATGCGGTGCCTGGCACCGTCGAGGAAGTATTTGTTGCCCTGCGCATCCACGCCAATGACCGCGATGGCCGTGTTGTCGGACTTGGCCGTGCGCCCGCGCGAAGGATCGGCGAGGATATACACGTTCAGCGCGGCAGGCCGAACGAACCACGGTTTCATCCATTCGGCATGGAACGTCTTTGCCGTGCCGCCCAGCGGGTTTTGAAGCATCTGCGCGTTGACGGTCGATAGCTGCTTGACCTTGGCCTTGTCCCATTGCGCTTGCGTCATCATGACCGGCTTGCCGTCCAGCTTGCCATTGTGCGTTGCCGGGTAAAGGCGCGGCTTGACGATCCCGCGCCCGATCAGGTCGCCATAGGTGTCAGCAAAACTATTCGAGGAGCAAAAGCCCTCAACCACGTAGTTGCCTGTTTCCGTCTCAAGCCAATGCACGTCGGCAACACCGGCAGCCTCGACCTTGCTTAGCTTGATGCGCCTTGTGGTCAATTGGCCGTACAATGTCTGTGCCAGCTTCTCAAAGCGTGCCGGGGCGATCTGCGCGAGGAAGCGATAGCGCTCTCGCCATCCTCCGTTGATGAGGAACACACAGCGGTCGTTCCAATGCTTGGCGCTCGGCTTGTGCCACGCCTCCGACCACTCGAAGCCCAGTTCCGACAAGACGCGGCGGGTTTCGTTGATCAATTCCGGGTGCGCCATCGTTTGCGTGATGGTGACCGCTCCGCTTGGGTGGTGTTTGTTCTTCTTGATGCTGCCTTCGCCGTCGAAGAAGCCGGCCAGCCAGCCGGCATCGCGGCCTTGATCCTCCTCGATCGGATCAACCAGTTCGCGCAATGCGATGAGCCTGCCGTCGCATTTCTTGTTGAGGAATGCTCGATCCTTCCTGACGTGCGCAGAAAGGCCGAGCGGAGCGTATTCCGGGCCACCGCCATGCGGCCCGCGCCACCATTTGTGATCATCCGTGCAAACGACGGAACGGCCATTGTCCAGATGGTAGCGGTTGACCGCCTGGCAGAAGTGAACGCCACGGTTCACAACCTTCGCAGGGCGCAGCCAGCGCTTGCCGTCTCGAAGCTCCCAGCCAACGACTGTATCGCCTATGCGAACGTCTGCGATCGGCTTGTGCGACCAATCTCCCATCAAGATGCGCTGGTCGCCGCGCGTGCAATAGCGCGTGCCCACCATCCATTCCCGGCCCTCTGCGGTGCCAAGGTTGGTCGATAGCTCGTAGCTCGATGTGGTCTTTGCCACCTGCTCCGGGGTCGTCACCGACTCGCGCGTCACCATGTCGTCGTAGTTGCGCAGCGCAAAGTGCTTCGATGTCGGTTGCCCATCGACCACGCCCCAGCCTTCAACCGTGGCTTCCTTGGGGTTGCCCTTGCGCCGGATCGTGAAAGCCTGCTCCGACCAGATGGGAGCCTCGCCCTTGGGCTTCATCCAGCAGATGTCCGGGTAGATCATCCGCATTTCCGATGTCTCGAACTCGCGCCTGATCTGCGCGACGAACTTCTTTGCGATGGCTGCCGTGTGGGCAAAGATGCCGATCGTTATCTCCGGGTCATTGATGATTTCCTGCACACACCCGGCAAGCGTGATGATGGTCGAGTTGTGGGTGGTAATGTGCTGGCGACCGGTAAGGTATAGGCCATCGGTGCGCGCCACCTGAATACACCGCACCGGGACGCTGGCTACCGGCTCAACGCTGATGATGGCGTGTCGCCCGGAGCGTGTGCGTTTGGCATTCGACGCCCGCGCCTGTTTTCTTGGCAGGTGAAACACGGCTGGACCGTCGGCCTGCACTTGGAAGCTCACCTGATAGTACGGGTAGTCATCGCCCTTATATTGCCCAACTGGGCGACGGATCGACGGCTTGAGGCCGAGACCGGCAGCTAGGTCGAATACGTCATTTGCGAGCCGTTCCGTCGCATTGCAAAATGTCGCCGTTCCCCGTCCATCGCAGTGGCCGTCCGTGTCCATGAGACCGCGCAACAACTCCCAACGATCCTCTATCGATGCGCATTGGTAGGGGCCTGGGATGTGCTTGTTGGTGAACGTTCCCGCCTCACGAAGAAGGGCCGCAAGACCATAGATGCCGACCGCAATACCCCTGCCGCGCCGACGACGGGTCCGGTGCCCAAGCGCCTCGATCCTTTCGATGATCGCGTTGTCGAAAGGATCGTTGGCTATAGCCGCCGCGCCGCGCGCTCCATCCCCAAGCCATGCGCCGAGCACATAGGGATGGAGCGGCAATGGCGATGATGATGCGCCAAAGTCCAGCGCAGCAGCCACGGGTACGCTAGGCCACACCGCGCCCTTGATGAGCCGCGCATGATCGACCTTCTTCATCAGCGTCCGCGTATCGATAGTAACCCTGGCTCGACCGGCTCTCTTGTTGCCGCTCACCCGCGCGCGGTTGGCGATGTCCACTGTCCACAGGTGATCGCCGCTGCACACGATGCTCTCACCCTTGTCGAAGGTCACGCGGTAGCAGTCGGCGTCGGTGAAGATCGGCGTTTGGGCCACAATGCGGGTTGGCTTCCCGTCGGGGCCGAACACCTCATCGCCAACCTTGAGGTCGCCGAAAGGTCGCCATCCGAGCGGTGTTATCGTCGGTGTTTCAAGACATTCGGCTTTGTAATGGTAGCGCGCCCATAGGTCCAAGTGGCCGTCGGGATCGCCCTCGACCTCGCGGCAGCGATCGTAGAGCCATGGGTGGAAGGCGTCTGTGCGCGCCAAGATGTTTGTCAGCAGGAAATATCGATCGACCGCGCCGAGGTAGGCGATATCCCCGATCGCGCCCACCTCGGCAATTTGTGTGTAGAAGTCCACGGCCTCCATGAAATCCATGGCGTGCAGTTCGCCAATCTCGGCATAGCGCACAAGATCGGGGCTGGCGGATGCACGGTACAGGGTGCCTTGGTACTTCTCGAACATCGCGTCGCGTTTACACGATGTGCGGCGGCGACGACATGATCGCAAAGATGCGGTGGATCGCCATATCCACCTGCTCAAGCCCCTTCTGGCCGGCATACCAGTCTTTGTTCGACAATACCCAGCCGCACAGTTCGGAAATGGCAATGCGTGCCGCTGCGAGATTGCCCAGCATGTGGATATTGCGCAGATCGCGCTCCTTCTCCGACCAGTAGCCGATCGCTTCCGCCTTGCCGTCGCCGGTCTCCTCCTTCATGCGCTTTTCGAAATCCTTGGCGCTGCGCTTCATCACTTCCTCACGGAGTGCGGCGGCTGCACCGTCCTCTGCGGCTTGGGTCTTGGGGCTGTCGATCCTCCCCGCCATGAGCGCAAGAATGTCAGCGAGCGCTGTGAATGCTTCATCCGGGTCCGGGTCTGCCCCAACCTTTGACTTGGCTTGGAACTCCATCAGGACCGCCAGCGCGGATGACAAGGCCGCGTCGAGTTCATCCCTGATGTGCCTCTTGCTGGCCTGGCGGTTGTCACGATCCATCTGCACGTCATCGCGACCGCCGTTGAGAACTCGGTTGATGGCTGCGTCGAGGTCGTTGAGGCATTCTTCGTCAAGGTCGGGCACACCCTCGCCAAGCGAGACTTTGATGGTGATGCAGCCGGGCGGCACCTCGATGTCGTCCCACGCCTGCTCGTAGTGCGCCCGCTTGCCGTCGTCGGTATCGGCGATGGCCTCGTTGTGGGCGTCGATCGCCTCGCTTATGGCCTTGGCGAAGCCGGGGAACAATGCGCCCGTGCTGGCCGCACCGCCGCCGCCATCCATGGTGTTTGGGGCGGCGCTCATCACGACGATGCCGTTCTTGATGTAGCTCTCAAGCTGCGTCGCCTGCGCGATGATGTCGGCGGTCTGCATGCCGTATCCGTGAGCGTCCAAAAGCTGCCCGATCAGTTGCGCCCGGATCGCGACCGCTTCATTCGCCTTTTCGTATTTCTTGCCCATTTCGTATTTCTCCTAGTGTGTTTGCCCATTTCGTATTGCTATGCCAGTGTCGCGCCACGCCTGCGACGGTGCGGTGCGGTAGGGCGACGGCTGGGTGGTAAAGTCAAGCTCGCGCTCCCATGCCCTCGCCCGGTTCACCCGGCGCAGCGCTTCGGCCTCATGAATGCGGAGACGCGCCGCAATCTCAAGGGTATCGTGCCCCGCTTTGAACAGGGTGTAGGCGTCCTTCTCTTTCATTTGCGATGCCTTTCGATCAACTCGAACACCAGCACGACGGCAAAGAAGGCCAGCCAGATTGTCACGTCGATCAGTGATATCGATTGTTCCACGCCGTCGCTCCGGTGTCCGCTTATTTTCGTATTCGTATTGCCGCTATCTGTCCAGCGCGGTAAATGCTTCCAATTCGTATTGCTGCCATGGAGCGAAGGATATGGCCATCAAGATCGCCTCTACGGTCGATGAGACCGCCGCTAAGCCCGTCAAGCGGGCGCGCCGTGCGCCACAGGCCTCAAAATCAAAGCTCGCAAAGCTGCAAAAACCGGCAGAAACGCCCGTTGCGGCCAAAACGCAATCGGAAGCCCCAGCCGAAAAGCATGGGCGCGGCAGGCCAGCGACCGGCAAAATCATCGTCACGCTGCGCCTCGATCCCGATGTGGTGGAGGCCTTGAAGGCGGGTGGTGCGGGCTGGCAGCCGCGCGCCAATGCTCATCTGCGCAAGGCGCTGGGCCTCAATTGAGCTTGCCATCCTTGGCCCGCATCGCCTCGATATAGGCTGCTGCCTTCCCGGCAGCGTGCAGGCTCAACGTCTTGATGTTCGTCAAGACGGCCTCCTGATCGTGATGACCTCCCGCCAGATTGACGGCGAACATGCCGAGCAGATCGGACATGGCGCTTATGCTGATCGCCACGTCCTGCCCATTGAAATGCTGCATCATTTCGTTCGCCAGCTTGAATGACGCCTGGCGCTCCTCCGGCGTGTTGTCGAGCCTGTACTTCCTTGCGTCGCTCATCCTGCCAATCCCAATGCTTCGGCCTTCCACTCCATGAGGCGGAAGGTGTGCCGGGTGCCGTTCCGTCCGATCGTCAGACTGTCCAGCTTCAAATCATCTGCCGCATGGATCAGGGAGCGCGGGATCGAAGTCTCGCCCGGCCCGTGTGGGCGCTCGATGAAAATCGAATTGGCACGGACTCCGGTCACGCAAGCCGTGACAGTCCGGTATTCGTCGGTGTTTTGCATGGTTTTCCTCGTTGGACTGCTGTGGTTTGGCGCTTGCAGGGCATCGTGCATTCTCAAAATGTATCATTTTTGTGTTGACGGTCGTTGGTGCTTGGTTGATTGCTGGTGTTGCGCTTCCTGTTTACGGGGAGCCAAAACCTGCGGGTAGCGCGCATGGTGAGGAGGGGTGGTGCGATCTTGTCAATCGCGCTGCCCCTCTTTCTGTTGCTGGGCTTTCTGGCGAACCTTGTCAGCGAAGTAGCGGCCTTTGACCACCTCGTACCAGTCGTGGAACGCGCCGGCGCGGCACCGTGAGCATGGGCGCAGTTCGAAGTCTGCGGAGAGGACGGTGCCCTTTCCGCCACATGCCGCGCATGTTTTCGTATTGCTGTCCGTCATTTCGTATTTCTCTTGATGGCGTTGCCGCTGGTGATGGTGCGGTGGCCGTCCTCGAACTCCAACAGGATCGAGTTGAAGTTCTTGGGCGCTGGCGGGGTGCCGACGATGGCAATGCCCGGATCGACCGGCTGCGCCGGCATGCGGCGACTGCGGGCGAGGACTCGGCACGCCTGGCCTTTGCGGTCGCCTTCGTTCCAGCGGTAGACGTAGCGAAAATCAGTCATCGGCCTTGTTTGCGATCTTGCGCAACTCCTCGACCTGTTCGAGCGTGACGCGGGGAATGGCGGCAAAAGCCTCCCTAGCGCGCGCCGTGGCTGCTCTCTCCTCTGCCAAAAACACAAGAAAGGCCTCATGTGCGGCGTGCGCCTCCGGCGTATCCGGCATCAGTTCTTTCAGTTCGGCGTCTCGACGCGAAGCGCGTGAGGAGCCGGGGCGCTGGGCGACCACGGCTACAACGTGATCGATCGATACGACTTCGTTGCTGTGGTACTTCTTGTTCTCGACCTTCTTCACATACTCCACGATCTGCGCTTCGGTCTTGGACTGGGAAAAGGTGGATGAGTGGGCTTTCCCTATCTCGAAGCACTTGACGGCGCTGGCCTTGCGCACGGCCAGCAACATCGTGTCGATCCGGGCGCGTACCTTCGCCAACGATGGCGAGGTGTAATAATTGCCAACGTCGGCGCAATACCATTCGTCCGCGTTCTCGTTGAACGTGATCTTGTATCCCCGATGATCGACCTCAATCATGACTTCCACCTCAAATAGCGCTTCGTTGACTTGTCGTATGTGCATCGGTTCGGAAACCGATCCTGATACTTGGTGAGGTCCAGCGATGCCTGCGGCATGCTTATCTCGAACTTGCGAATGATGTGGTCGCGGTTGATGAAGCCGTAGATATCCAGCATTTCATCGATCCACATCAGGCGGCGGCGCTGAAACCATGGAAGATCGGCTATGCGCTCCGCGTCCGTCATGACCGCGCCTGCTTGCGAAGCATGTAGCCCGACCCCTTGCCGGGACCGGACAGGATGCGCCAGCCTTCATCCTTCAACGCGCGCACGTCGCGGTAGACCGTGCGAACACACACGCCCGTCTTGGCCGCTATCGTCTCGCTGCCTACCATCGTGCCTGCGATCATCAGGATGATGGTCCTGTGCCGTTCTTCTCGCGTCATGCCTTTGCCTCCTGCATGGTGGATGGATCGGCCAGGCGGTCGATATACGTGCCCTTGTCGTGGCCGGGAATGGGCGCGTCGAGGGAAAGCGTGGACCATGTGTCCATCAGCTTGTTGAAGCGCCTGTAGGCGTCCTTCACCAGCTTATCCATGTCTCCCAGCTTCGCGCGGCCTTCGAGGATATCGAGGCAGATCATGCCGGCGATGTCGTCACGCAATGATTTCTGCCAGCCGCGCGGGATCGCCTTCACGATGTCGCGGTATATCGCGTCCGGGTTCATGGCGATGGCGCTCTTGACTTTCAGCCGGGCGCAGTAGGCCCGGTTGGCCGCGTTCCGCCTGTCGTTGTTGGCCGTACTCCACGCCTTGTACCAAGCGCGGTAGCGTTCGATCTTCTCCGGTGTTGATCGGCTGCGCTGATAGGCACGACGGCTCAATTCCTTGAGCTTTTCGGGGTCAAGTTCCTTGAGGCGCTGACGATAGAGGCGACGCCTGAAATTGTGCTTCTCCTTGGCGCTCATGGCTGCCCATTTCTTGAACGGCACACCGTAGCTGTTTGCGCCGTATGTACCTGCCCGCGCCATCACGTCACCTCGTCGGATAGAGCGGCGCGACCGGCTTCGGTGATGGTCCACACAGGTCGGAGAGCGCTCCCTTCTGTCTCGAAGAATTTTAGCACCATGCCGCGCTCAACTAGCCGGCTGACGGATCGCTCGTCCGTAATGTCGAATACGCCATTGGGCTGCGAGCTAAGCCAGTCCAGAACCCGCAGCTGTGCCTTCGTCAGCTTCATCACTCACCCCCTTGCTGTGGAGCGGCGGGGAGATAGTTTGATGGCAGCCAATGCGTCATGCGGCCGTGTATCCAGCCACCCTTGGTTGAGCCATACAGGCCGTATTCGACAACCCACTGGTTGCGCGGCCAACTTTCCCAACAACCCATCAGGACTTCGACATCATTCGGCGGTCTGTCATCTTCGGTGATTTCCCGCCACCTGGATACAGACTCGGATAGTGCTGCGCGGGCGTCGCGAAAGTCAGCAACCTTGAAATGATGGAAAAGGTGATCTTCGTAGAGAAGGTCGAACTCGTCGGTGTCCGCGAAGCCTTCCGTCTCGCTATCGAGGTAGTCTGCCATGTCCGCAAATGGTCGCAGCGCCTCGCTCAACCGCGCCTTGTCCGCCTCGGCGGTACGGATACGTTCAAGCAGCGCGTCCAGTTCGGTCACCCAAAGTTCGGCTTTGCCAACGGTTTTCTTGCGTCGGTCAGAGCGCACCGTGCGCTCATTGCGCTCGAAGATTTCTTTGATTTGCGCGTTGGTGGCTGCCTCAACCATTTTGGCCATCCTTCGCAGCGAGGGCGGCGCGGGCGGAGTGCGCAGTCTTGAACATACCGCGTGTTAAGACGAATGGCTTTCCAGCGCCCTCAATGGTGACCATAGGGGTGTCGTCAGGCAAATCGCGAGCGAAAAGCCATTGTCCGATCCATGCAAAAGGCTCAAGGGCAGCATCCTTCAGCGCCAGATCGGCGTCACGCTCTGCTAGCTGGCGCTCAAGGTCTTCGTAGTCGGAAAAGCGAACCCACGCGCCGCCGGGGGAAACTTCCATTTCAGGGCCTTCGTAGGCGAATGGCAGTATCCAGCGCTCAACCATTGCGGCTTTCTCCCTGTGCGAGAGCAGCTTCTAGACCGGCTAGGACTTCGCAAAGGGCCTGCCTTGAAACTCCGACCATTACGCCATCTATATCGAGTTGCGTCTGGTGGTGGTTAAGATCATCGATTGCCCCTTTATAGATGCCGTCAATGTGGGCAAGCCTAGCCTCAAGTCGTTCGATAACGGCTCCGCGCCTGTCCATTTCGGCGGCGATTTCATCAATGCTGGTGGGGCGTGTAGTGTGGGTAACGCTCATGGTTATTCGGCTCCTGTTGGACCGTCAAAGCCGTCAGGTCGCAAATCGGAAAGAACGGGTGCAACCAGCGGAGCGGGAAGCGGCATCCATCCGTAGCAAGAATGCAGGGACGGCTTGCCTGTATCGACCCACGTCCAGACTTGCTCGCCGGTATCTTCGTCGCGAAGCATGATCGCCTCACATACCCAACCCCCGGCAGTAGCGAGGATAACGCGACAATCTTCCGGTGCGGTATCGATGGACCGCCAGCCGTTCCAGTTCGGCAGCGCCTCCACCACCGTCTCATCGTCCTTGACGGCTGGCTTCGTGGCGAGGGCGCGTTCGCGAAGGAATGTGTCTATGCTGGATTGGCGGGGAAACCGGCCAATCTTCATGTCGTGCGCTATGTGATCTCGCGACGATACGCCAGCAGGATACTTCGTCACGTCGCTCGACGTTGCACTTGCAAGCGCGTCTCGCAGGTTCGGCATGTCTTCGCCGATACCTTCAAATGAATACCCGGCCTGTAGCTTGCTTAAGAATGCCGACATATGTTCGATATGGTCGATTGCAGTACGCAAAGCGCCGACTAGGCGATCTTTCGTGTCGAAACTTATGCAATTCGCCGGTTCGGCGTCCGCCTCCACCACCCGCTCGGCTGGCGGGGTGGCCCGCTGGGCGGCAAGGGCGGCGACGTGATCGGAATACCGCACCCATTCTCCATCTGGAGTCGGCTTTAGCCCGCAACCGTCAAGCGCCCACATGATGGCCGAAGTGCTGAACCTTTTCACAGGATCATTGCTGACGCGGCTGACGCTGATAAATCCATCGCGGAGTATCTTTATGGCCTCACGAAGCTTGGCGCGACCGTTGCCGACGTTGTTGTACGCGAGCGCGGTGTGCAACTCACCCAACAGGCTGATGACGCTATCGATGACGGCGGGTGCGGGCTTCTCCGAAGGCTCATTTGCTGGAGCGTCTGGCGCTGGCTTGCCGATCGCGTACACGGCGCGGATTTCCTGCCCTTGATTGCGGTAATAGTCGCGATCTTCATCGCGTACCGTCAGCCATCCTTCCGTCGGGTGCTTGCGCTGATATCCGATCGGCTGCGCGGTCGCCTGCGCGTCCAGAAGCCCAATGGCCCGGTCCATTGCCTCAACCTGATCGTCGGCATCAGGTATGCGGCCATTGCGAATGGCGTTCCTGATGGCGCGGAGCGTGTTTGTGGTGGCGTTGAGGGATGGAGTGGGCATGTCATGCGTCCTTTGTCTCGATGCACTGGAAGGCGGTCGCCCGGCAGCAAGCGAAGCAGTAGTAATCGGGATCGTCCATGTCGCCGTCGTCGTCATCTTCGTCCGACCAGCAATCCGGTTCGTCGCAGCCGTCACAGCCGCACCCGTAGAACTCATCCGATCCACAGCACACGTTGCCGCAAGCGTTGCACATGGTCGCCTCCTAGAACGGGATGTCGTCTGGATCGATCGCCGGCTTGATCGGCTTCGGATCGATGATGCCGACGGCCTGCGGGTCGAGGACTGGCGAAATGAAGGCATCAACGGCCTCCAAGATCACGAACAACTGCGCCGGGCTCAAAGCAGCCAGGCGCTTACCCTCGGTCGATGCACTGGTTTTGTCCTTGTGCTTGTGCGTTGGGCTTGCCGATTTTTGTATGTTCCACACCATCCAAAAGCGCTCGATCGGCTTTTGCTGGTGAAGCTCGGGGGCAGGTGGCGGCGGCTCTGACGCGGGCGGCTGCCGGGATGCTGGTTGGCGGCTTTCGATATAGGCGAACAGGCGCTCGAAATTGGCGTCTGGCATCCGCAAAGCTTCCATTACGGGGTCAATTATGAAAGCCCCGATCTGGTCGCGCGGCGATGCCTCTGGCGTTCCCCAGTTTTCATCGCAAATGCCAGCTTCTTTCAGTTTGTGCGCGTCGATGCCGTGCAAAATGCGCAAGGCGTTGTGAAAGCGTGCTGCGGCTTCGTTCATCTTCTTCCCTTTCCTTGGTGCCAGTCGGCGAGGTCCGCCGTGTCCATGCCTGTCATTTCCTCCATCATCGCCCAATAGGCACCGTCTGGAAGATCGTCGTCTATGAGGTCGAAGGCGTCGCCCGGATCGAGGCGTGGGCCTTCCTGCTCCTGTCGCTGCCGTTGACGCTGGTTGCGCTTTTTCTTGCTGGGCTTGCCCATGTGGTTATTCCCTTTTTCCGTACAGTGCCTCACTCACACGGCCCTGATTGACGCCAAAGTGAACACCAACGTCGAGTTGAGACATGTTGGGGTGCTTGCGCGCGAACTTGCGTATTTTCTCTGCGAGCTTTTCGGTCATCTTGTTGGATGATATCGGCGCTCTGGTCGCCAACTGCCTGCGGCCAAGCTCGTCGGCCAGTTGGCTTAGACGGGGTATGCCGTGCTTGACGGCAAGCTCTCGAAGCTCCTTGGCTACCTCTGGTATCCTCATGACCGTTCCCGCTTGTTGTCGCGCTCGACGGCGTTGTTGTAATCGTCGGTCGCAAGGTTCTGTCGCGCAGCCATATAGCCAAGGTTTTGCGCGCAGAAGCCCTTGCAGAAGTATTTATCGGCGTAGCTTTCGCCGTCCCACGTCGTCACCTGACTGATGTAGTCAAAGCCGGGATCGTATGATCCGCGCACATATCCATCTTTCGGTGGTTCGGTGCGAAACCACTTCACTGATACGATCGGCTGGTCGAGAAGGGCTTGCGCCTCATCCTTGTTGCAGGGCATTTCCTCGCGGTAGCTCCACCACTTAGATGATGATGTTTTCTGCGATGAACCAAAGAAGGTGGTTTGCGTGCGCTTGGGGATCGGCTTCGCGCAATACCGGCAACGGCGGGTCATGACGATCTACCCTCCGAGTCGGCGATCAGGGCGTCCAGCATGGCGATCTTGATATCCTTCAAGCGCAAGCCTTCGTCGTCGGATGGATCGTCCACCTCTTGCTTGAGGCGGTAATACTGGACGGCGCGGCGGAACTCCTTGACCTCATCCAGCAATTGCGGGGCGGTCGCGATCAGCGCGGCGTCCGCCACCTGCTGTTCGCGGCTGCGGTTGGTGTTGATGTACGCAATCGTCTTGCGAACGCGCGGTGCCAGCGTCTCGATGCGCCACGTCTTGCCGTCGAATATCTTGACCCAGTAGGACATGTCAGCGCCTCACACTGAACTTGCCGACGCCATAGGGTTCTCTGTTGCGCCCCCATGCCATTTCATCCCGCTTGCTCTGCTTGCCCTCTCCGAACATTTCCAAATACTGGATGCTGTTCCAAACGGCGTAGCGAGCCTCCTTGGCGGTCAACGGCGCGTCGAAGCGGGCGGTTATCGTGATCGTGTGCGTTTTCTGTCTCATGGCTCCCTCACGCGCCTCGAACGATCGCGGCAAAGCGCAATATCTGGTCATCGGAAAACGCGGCGATTTCCGCCTTGAGGTGCGCCGGAAGAACGTCCTCGGCAGCTTCTTCTATCACCACACGAAAGCGCGTTGCCCGCGCCCGCTTCTCCGTTTGAAGCCTCTGACGCTCGACCGCCTCGGCCTCGGCATACGCCTTGTCCACGTTGTTCTTGGTGACGATCCGGTTCAGTTCCTCAACGACCACATCGTGTACTTGGGCGTTGGCGTTAAGTGCCTTGTGGCCGCTGGCCTTAAGGTCGAGGGGGTTCTTGTGGATGATGTCGTCAAGCTTGATCGGGTTTGTCCTGATCCACATGTGGTAGCGGAATTTATCGTCCTTCCAATGCGCGCACAGGCCGTGGCGCATCGCCTCGCCTGCCTCGTCTCCGATGATCGAAACGCGGGCTTCGAGGGTGATGACGGGGATCGGCTTCTTGCTCATGACTTTTCCCCTTCGATGATGGCCGGCTGCTTGTGTTCGGCCACGTAGGCATCAGCGATACGCGCCATGCGCTTCAATTCCGCGATGGCCGTCGCGCGGCCCTTGGTGTCGCCGTTCTCGATCAAGAGGACGAATATGTTGACGCTCTGCTCCCATGTCGGCGTCACATCGATGTATTGAGGTCCAGCCATGGATCAGCCCTCCTTCTCGACGCGCAGCATCAGCGCAGTGATCGAGTCGACCACGCGACCGGCGTTGGCGGCAAAGGTCTCGCGTTTCTCAAGGCTGGTGTAGTCGAGCTTGGCCAGAAGGAATGCCGTCTCCAACGCGCTGTTGGCGATGCCGGAGAACTCCATAAAGCGCGGATGCGCCATTTGCTTTTCGCTTAAACCCATTGCTCAAACTCCCCAGTTCGCAATGTTTAATGTGTGATACCTGTAAATACGAAAATAGCGCCAGAAAGCGCTATCGTCAACAACTTTATTCCGGGGGCATCGCGTTATTTGCCAGCCTTGATTTCCCTCATCTTTGCCAACGCCTTGTTCAAAGGCACCACGTTGCCCTTGTTGTCGTCTCGATCGAGCGACGGTTCTGGCGGGGCTTCCTGCTTGCCGTGCAGGCTCTCATGCGTGAGCGTCGGGCTATCCTTGAAGCCCAAGCATTCGGCGATGAACTTCTCCGCTTCGATCGCGGCCTTGTGGTCGCCTGCCTCGGCGGCGGCGTCGGCGCGGTTTATCATGCGGGAAAAAATCTGCTGGGCGCTGAACGCCGTCGTCTCGACCGTCTTGTTGACCGCCTGGCGCTGCAAGTCTCGAAGGAACTCTTTGATGTCCGGGGAAGCCGCGAGCCGGAGAGCGTTGGGATGATGCCTCTTGTAGCCTGCGTATGCGTAGGCGTCTTGGATCGTCATCCCGTCGAAGATCGCTAGCGCGAACTTCTTGTGCTTGTCGCTTAGCTCTTTTTTCATGGCTCTTTGTGGGGTGCCGGGCCAACAGGTGCATGACTACCCATCGGCCCGGCAAGCGGAACATCGCTACTGCACCGCAGTTCTGGATGATTTGGCCCAGCCTGTAAAGAGACCCCCGGCAATCCTGCTGTGGACGCCGGGGGCCAAGTGGATCGTCGGGAGGCGTTGACGATCATGGGAACGCGATGGGCGTTAAGCTCGCCAAGGTACTGCGTCAGGCGGCATGTAAAGATCGGCGGCTATGCGCCATGGCTGCCCGACTTGATTGGAGCGATTGAAATCGGCATTCGCCTGCTTGCCGCATTTCCTACACCCGTCCCTGATCGTCTCGCGCACAGCGGCGCGGATATCTGCGACCGGATGGAGGGCGACAAGCTGATAGACCGCGACCGGCTCGACGGTCAGGGAACCGACCACTTCGCCAGGCGGTTTGACCACATAGGCGATGGCTAACGTGCAAAGCGCCGTGAGCGTCATGAGGCCAAGAGTGTAGAGGGATGCTCGATAGAAAGTTGCCATGATGGATTGCTCCGTTTTGTGCAGGCCTTGGAAGCGCCGCGTCCAAATCATGGCATTGTTCGCGGCGCTTTACAGTGGCTATTTGAGCGGTTCGAGCTTGTATCCACCAAGCGTGGAAACAATCTTCCACCCGTAAGGCGCGATCTTGCGCCGCATGCGCATGATGGCCTGCTTGACGTTGGCTGGCGGGTCGCGCGGTGCCCGTCCTTCCGGCCACATCTTGGCGATCAAATCCGCCGTCTGGACGCTCCCCGGATAGCTATCAACCAGCGACGTGATGAGGATGCGCACCACGAAGCCCAGCCGCAAGGCCGGCAGGACGCCGATAGGCACTCCCATGTGTACTTGGAGGGTCTGACGGCAGGCTGGGCAGCGTTGGGCCTTGAAGCGCGGGTAGCGCTCGCCGTGGGCGTTGTAATGACCATCGGTGAGTCCTCTCACGGCAGCCTCTCGTCTTGCGGGCCTTCAACCAGTCCTTCGGGGATCGGCAGGTTGTATTCCAACGCCTTCTCGATGTACGGCATCAGCCCGCCCTTTTTCATGCACTCTGCCGCCACGTCAGGCCCGCAATGGCTCAAGACTGCCATCTTGAGCTTCATGCGGTTGCGATGCTCGTCGGTCATTCGACTCGGCGGTCCAAGCTCCTGCTCGTCGCGCCGCCGCCTGGCGGCTTCGGCCTGCCGCTTGGTCTCCTCGGCGATGATCGGGGCCAGTTCAGCCCGGATCGCCTCGCACAGTTCGGGCGGCTTCGGCGCAAACTTCTTCGAGGAGCCGACGATGGTCCCGTCGAGGAATTTCAGGATGGCCGCGTGCAGCGCCCATGCTGGGTATTGCTGCAACGGCAGCACGTAGCCGACCATCGAGTTTTCGGCTTCCTTCTGGCTGTCCTTTCGCACCTCGAACACGGAGAACAGGACTTCCAGTTCTTTCGTGATTTCATCGACGGTGGCCGGCGTCAGGCGCGGGTCGCGGGTCTCGACCTTACTGATTTCGCCCATAGCGGCCTCCGCTCAAGTCTGCCGCCAGCCCGGCCATGCTGACGCCTCGGTTTTGCACCTGCGCCGGCACGTTCTGCCATTCGTCATCCCAGCATTCTTGGTTGAGCCACGTCGAGGGATGCTTGAAATCGATCCGCTCCGGCTTGTGTTGGATATACGCCTTGATGGCGTTCAGCATCGTTTCCAGCGTCGTTTTCTTGATCGCCTTGTCGAAGGCCTTTCGGGCGGCTCCCTTAGCGATGCGACGCGGGTACGCGGACCAAAACACGGAAAAAGCCTCGTCCTTTGTCATGCCGTTATCCCCCTGTCTGTGTAGCCGAACTCTCTCTCCTTTTCGCTGCGCCAGCGTTCCACGACTGATCTGTCTTTGGAGTATTTGGAAAGATTTTTCCCATTAAGATCGTGAATGCGCGCGCACCATCCGTCCGACTGACCGTGCTTGTAGACGCCCTTTCTGCCACTGGTGTTGGTGGTGGGAAGTTTCGTATTGCGCTGATTTAGACGCCTCGATCCATTTCTAAGGTTGCGCTTCTTGTTATCGCCAGATGTGCCGTTGAAGTGGTCGATTATGGTTGGGTCACTCCCATTCACGATCTTCCAGATGATCCGATGCGCATAATAGGAACGACCGTCCAGCGTGCCTTTGATGTGGCCATGCGTGTTGGGTGAGCCAAATTCTTTCCCCGCCATAGTTGAGTTGCGGCGGCGCATTTCCCATTGCGAGTCCCGTTTGCAGTTTTGGAAATGCGATAGAGGGCGCGCGCGCCACCTAAGCGATCCAGATTTGGGATCGTAATCGAAACATTCCCTCAAATAGTCAGCCGAAGGGAGCGGCGTTGGCTTACGTGTCATGCTTCATCCCTCATTGACGGGCGTAAGAAAAACCACGCATGGAAGCCCGTCGTCCCGCCATGCGTATTTCAGGTCTCGAACGTACTTGTTCGAGTCGTCGGTGATGACGCGGTTCTTTACCAGCGCATCCATGACGGATTTGTCGCAGTTGCCGGCGTCGCGCTCGCGCTTGTCCGGGGCGACGAGTCGAACGGTTACACTAACCCGTTCTGGAAGCAATATGCCTGCGGCATTCTTCTTCATGCCGCGTGTCTGCAAGAAGATCATCCGCTCGGCCTTCTTCTGCCAATCCTCGTAGCGTGATGTCGGAGCGCGCGTGTGTATCCAGCGGAACGGCGGCGATTTGCTGCGAAAGCTCACATCCTTGAAGCAAGCCGAAAGAGGGATCGGGAATGGAAGCTCAAGGCGCAGTTGATCGGTCATGGCGTTGCCTTGTCGAATTTGGTCGCGACACGCCGGCACATTTCGATGAACTCTGCCATCGGCAGACTTTGCTTTGCGAAATTAACCTGCTTCGTGACAAGATGAACGTTGCCGGGAACATACCCGTGAGCGCTGTCGATCCGATCTATGGAAGCGTTTCCACGCCCATGCTTTTCACCTCGGAAAAAATAAAGCGGATCGCCCGTCATGGCGCATTTTCCACCCTGATCGTCATACATCTTGGCAACAAATTCGATGGTCAATTTCCATTCGATCCCGCGTCGCTCTGCCTGGGCGACGAAGTTGCGATAGGCGGTGCCTGTCACGGCTCCGCACCCCCGCCAGCCGGGACTATTCACCCCTCTCGCGACGCCGCGCGCGCATAATTTGCAGGAATTGGCCATTCCTCGCATCAGAAGCGAGGCCGCTACCTCATCTTCTTGCCCGCAATCACAACGCATGATCCACATCTGGTTACCACGCCGACGGGCTATCTTCTTAACTACGATGCGCGTACCAAAGCGATGACCAACATAATCAGCGATCTTGTATTTCGATCGCTCCGGCAACTTCTTGTTAAGCGTTCCCATCGAATTTACCCGCCTCATTTCCCCAAGTTGTCCATCCGGCCCTGCTCTGCCGTGAGAAAAGTTCCAGATAAGGACCGTCGCAATATCGCTCCACACGCCTGAAAAATTCATCTGGTTTGCGCGAATGCTGCCTGACAGGGGACAGCATGACTTCGGGAACGTCTTTCGCCTTTCGGCGTGCGCTTCCGCGACGCCCCAAGATTGCAAATTCTGCATTTTTTCTTGTGGTCATTCCTAAGCCCAAATGCAGATCGGTCTCCATCAGCGGGTTGAACGTGGCCGCGTCGAAGTTGCGGCGAAGCTTGATCCAGACAAAGCCCGACGCCGACGGCTTGAAGCCCCATGCCCGCATGATCGGCAGGTGCGCGCCGATGACCAGCAACGGGCCGGGAACCCACATCATCAGGTGACACGCCTTGTCGGCGATCGTCTTGACCGGCATGGCCTCGATTTCCTCAAGGCTCATTGTCTCGTAGTGGCGGTCAGGGTTGCGCACCTCTTTGTGCTCCTTGCGAACACGAAAGCGCCATGGCGGATCGGCCACGATACACCCGAATTTCTGGCCTTCCAGACTGGAAAAATCGACCATGCTATTCCTTGATGCCCCGCAACGCCGCGCGCTCCTGCGCGGTGCCTTGTCCCTTCGACCAGCCGGCATGTTCACAACAGTAGGACTTGCCCGGCTCGGTCGGATTTCCGCAAAACAGGTATTCGCCGTCAAGCCGGGTGGTGTCGCCGATCGTGGGAACATCATTGATCGGCCATCGGCATTCGTTGAGTTTTAAGTCAACAAGGCACACCGCGCGGCACTCGAACGTTGTCTGACGAACTTTCGGGAGAGGTTTCGGCTCTGGCTCCGGCGCTGATTTCTTCGGAGGATGATTGCGCCGCATCTTCTCGGATGGCCGGTTCTCCCCCAGTTTCAGGGAGAGGCGTAGGCAGCGGCCCACGACGGCGTTGACGGACCTTCCGACCTTACAGGAAATGGCGCGGGCGGTTAGATCGTCCGCCACCATTTCCCGAAGCATTTTATCCTCGGTTTCTGTCCACGCTTTCACGTCCCCCGCACCCGAAGCTTAGTGAAGCGCTGCCCCGGCATCCTTTTCGGGGTCAAGCTCCGCGCCGGGGTCTGCTGCATCGAACTCGGCGTGTACTTGGTCTACGTCCTCGCCATCGGCGTCAGGATTTGGCGCGGCTCCGGCCTCCGTGTCCTCGGTATCCGTGTCAACCACGTCATCCTCGCCGTCCTGTTCGCCCTTGATGAGCGTTTCGTCGCCGACCGCCGCATCCATTTCCAGAATGCGCTTGTACTCATCCATACCGTTTCGGAAGGCTTCAAGCCAGGCTTGGCCCTGCTTGCTCTCGACGGCGTAGGGGATCGATCCTTCGCCCTCACCGCGTAGCGCCGCCATGCGCCCATTGTGTGCGGCGGTCTCGATTGCCGGTGTGCGCCCATCGACGTAGGCGAACAGGTCGAGTTGCTTCTTCTCGATCGCAAAGCCCAAGATCGCCAGATATTCGAGGGTCTTTACCAGTTCGACAACAAGTTCGTCGCGGTCGATGCTCGACTTGATCGCCAGCGCCCGCTTGGCTGCCTTGATGTGCAGGCCCTTGGCCTCGACGTGCTTCACGACATTGCGATAGCTGCCGGTCTCACTCTCCAACCGGGTCTTGGCGCGCGCCAGCTTGCCAAGCTGGACGGCAGCTATGGCGCGATCTTCCGGGCCGTTGTGCAGCGGGCCGGGACGATCGCCTTCATCTTCTTCGGGTTGCTGCGCGCGAGCAGCCTTCTTTGGCGCTTTCACCATAGGTTTCAGTCTCCGTTGTGGTTTAGGTCGAAAGGTCGTTGCGGATGATGGCAAGGAGCTTGTCCAGCGGCTCATCACCTGTTGCCAGGCTAAGCGCTTCGGAAACCGTGATCTTTCCAGTCTTGATGAGGAGGAAGATTTTCAGCGCGCCGTCGGCGGTGCGTGTCCCGGCTTCCAGCTTCGATAGCTGGCCCTGTGTGATCCCGCAAAAATCGGCCATTTCGCGTTGGCTCATGCCGTTCTGTGTGCGGAACAAGCGGATATCTTCGGAAGTCAGGATTTGTGTCATACCCAAGCGATGCCGGCAGAATGCGATCTAGTCAATGCCCTTGGAATGTTCTGCACCGCTGATGCTGACAATCGATCCGGTTTTTTGCTGCTCTACTTCCTTCTTCCTTGGTTCTTAATCCTTAAGGCTTGACCTTGAGAGGAGGGAAGCGAGGGGGTTAAAGACCCCCTACCCAAGCAGACAAATCAATGTCCACAAGGGGAGGAGGATCGCTTGCACAAACTTGACCTCTCGTTTCGGTCGCTCGTTCGGCAGGGTGCCTTTCGGAAACCCGTCCTCTGTTTCAGGCTGCACCGTAGGACTTTCGACCCCCGCGCACGCGGCTACGCCTGCCAGATTTGCACTGGTCTGCCGCACAAAACGAACGGGAGGGGACGCATCGGGACTTGAGGGGACAGTTGGGAGACGCTATGTATTGGCCTCACTGTCCGATATCGGCTGCGACACCTCTCGGATAGTTCTCACGCCTCGGTCTTTGCAGGACCGGGGCGTTACCTTTTTAGAGCGCGACTCCCCGCACATCGTCAATCGAAATTATTTTTCGTATTGCTATCGCGCGATGCCCGTGGCATTGTTCCACACGGCATAGCAACTGGGGAGTTCAAGAATGCCTAAGCAAATGTTCACGCCACAAGGCCATCTAACCCGCCGCATGAAGCGGTTTTTGAAGCGCGTCGTGGTCGAAAACCATCATCCCGAAACGCCACTTATCCACGGAATTATCAACAGGCGCGCGGAAATCGTTGCAGCTTGGAAATACTACGCCGTCGGCGGTCGTATCGACATCCACCGCGAGGGTCGCGACTGCGACCATACCGCCTATCATTCGGTCTACAGCATCGATGTTCCAATCTCTGTTGTCGCTTGGGTGCGCGATGAGGCGGAACATCGTTCATGGCTCGATGGGCCGGAGCGGGTCTGGTTTGCCGCACCAAGCGGTCTATGCGAAACCGGCAAGAGCATTGCCATTTTCTCGCGTCCCTCATTCGTGCAGGGCGACGGCTGGCGCTGATGCGTACCTTTACCCCCGAATACCTGCGGCTGATCGAGTCGCGCGACAAGGCACGGCCTGCCGGCGCTGATTATGGTCTCTCGCGCCCGCATGGTGGGCCGAGCTTCCCGACCATCATTGAGGCGCTGGACATGTGGAGCGAGTGGCACGCCGACCACCCCTTTGACGGGTCGCGCGGCAACCTTTTGCTCGATCTGGCGCTGGGCGATGCCTTTCGTATGTTGATCCAGTTGACCGACAACAAGGCGCGCATGCGTTGGATCGAGCGCCAGATGCCGATCGACCACATGGGGTTGCCGCCCTATCACGCCGCCTTGGCGCGGTGGTGGATGGCGCTCTACGATTTTCAACAAGGAGACAAGACGAATGGCTAAAAACCCGCGCTGGGCGTGGTGGGAAAAGGCTCTCACGGCTCGCGACAAAGGCACGCTCGAAAGGCTGCTTGGAACCCCGGAACTGCCGCTGCATGGCGATGAGTACCAGATTGGTTACTTCCGCATGCTCGACAAGGAAAAAAAACGCTGGGTGCCTGTCGGCATCTACAAGTTGGGCAGCGTCGATGTCGCCATGGTGGACAACGAGGAAAGCGATCGTGATCTGGTCGAGCTTTTCCATTGGTGCTGCAAGCATCCGGTCACCTTTGCGGCCTACAACGCCGCGATCAAGGGTGGCGGTTGGGCTGATGAGCCGGCGATTTCCCCGCAAGACGACAACACCAAGAACATGTCGGAGTTCGAGCGCCTTAACCTCGAATACCAAGGCGAAAAGGAAATGTGCGAGGAGTTTCTTAAAACTCCAATCACCACGCAAGAACAGGCCGACAAGGTGGCGATCTGGAAAAACCGCCTGACCAAGATCAAGGGCAAGGCCGAGACGTTCCACAAGGTCGAGAAGCAACCTCACCTCGACGCCGGGCGCGCGGTCGATGACAAGTGGCGCGACCTTAAGGAAGAACCCGACAAGCTCAACAAGCGGCTCCTCGCCCACATCAAGCCATTCCTCGACAAGAAGCAGCGCGAGGCCGATGAAAAGGCCCTCAAGGCGCGCGAGGAGGCCAAACGCATCGCCCGCGAGAAGGCGGACGCGGATCGGCGCGCGCAGGCCGAACAGGATCGCATCGCTACACAAGCGGCATCGGAGGCCGAACGCGAGCTTGCATCCCGCCAGGCGCATGAGCGCGCCGAACAGGAGAAGGCCGATCTTGAGGCGCAAGAGGCTGCCGTCAAGGAGGAGGCTAAGGGCGAAAAGGTTTCTGCCGGTCGTACCGGCGCGAAGGTATCCAGCCGGAAAAGGCGCTACGGCAAGGTGAACGACTACAAGGCGGCTGCGGTCGCTCTTGTGGAGTTGAAGAACAGCGAGTTGATCGAGCTTATCGACAAGATCGCGAACCGCGCTGCAACCGATGAAATGCCGTTCGACGGCATGACGATTGAAACGGAGACTGTCTATGTCTGATGAAAATCCCATCACGTTCCCAGCCATCGCGCGTTGCGCCTTCAAGGAAGGTGGCAAGCTCTACGACTACATCGCGCCATTTCCCGTTTTGGTCGGGCAGCGCGTTTGGATCGACGGGCGCTACGGCAAGACCAAGCTGATTGTCGGCGAGGTCATTCAGGAGTCCGAGAAGGCCACGGCTTCCCTGATCGGCATTGTCGAGGAAGAACAGGAAAACGCCGATGAATGATCACAATCGAAGCGGCGGCGGCAACAATGCCGTCGCCACCATCGAACCATCCCGCCTTGCGCTACCACCTGCCATCGCCAAGGAGTTCAGCGTCGAGGCGGCAGACTGGCGCGTGCTGGTCGATCAGATATTCCCATCGGCCAAGACGGTTGGCTCTGTGCTTTTGGCTCTGTCCTACTGCCGTCGGCGCAACCTCGATATCTTCAAGAAGCCGGTTCACATCGTCCCTATGTGGTCAACGGCCAAGGGACAAATGGTCGAAACCGTCTGGCCGGGCATCGCTGAAATCCGCACCACTGCCGCCAGAACCGGGAAATACGCCGGCATCGACGCGGTAGAGTTCGGTCCCATGATCCCGCGTGAGTTCGTGGGTGAAACCACGCAATGGGAGGAGGACGAACAGACCGGGCGAAAGCACAAGAAGAAGGTCACCATCACCAAACAGGTGCTTTACCCGGAATGGGCTTCCGTCGTCGTTTACAAGATGCTCGACGGGCAGCGGTGCGCCTACCACGCCAAGGTCTACTGGGAGGAAGCTTACGCCACCATCGGCAAGACCAACGTGCCGAACGAAATGTGGGAGAAGCGCCCGCGCGGCCAGTTGGACAAATGCGTTGAAGCTGCCGCGCTGCGCAAGGCCTTCCCCGAAGAACTGGGCAACACCTATGCGGCGGAAGAAATGGAGGGCCGCACGATCGATCACGCTGCATCTGACGCGCCTGCCACCGCCAGCGCCGCCCCTCCTGATCCGCATGCAGGGGATAAGGCCGAAGAAAACCACGGCGGCGAAGTGGAAGATGCAGAGTTCGAGGAAGTGAACGAAGATGAGGAGGTCGAGGACAAGAAAGCCGCCGATCCCAAGTCTAAACCTAAGCCCGTCGATAAAGCGAAGCCTGCGCCGTCTGGCGGCGCTCCCAATCCCGACGATGACGATGACGATGACGACGGCGACGGCAGCGAAGGCGATAGCCACTTCTTTGCCCTCCTACGTGAAACCATCCGCAAAGCCGACACGGAGGAGGAGGTGGAAGAAGTCTGGACCGACGCCGATCCCATGGCGCGCTTCGAGGGCAACGAAGTCATGCAAAAGACCGCGCTCGCCATCAAGAACGTGCGATTGAAACAACTGCAAAAGGCGCAATGACCATGGCTCCCAAGCCGCACAATGACGATTTCCCCGCCCTGACCATGAAGGTTGAGAACGGCAAGCTTGTCTGCTTGTCGGCTTGGGACGCCGAACGCCTCGCCAGCTTTAGCCACCGCCCGGTTGTGTTCGTGAAGATCACAGCCGACCAGCATCCGGCCAGGCGCAAGTTCGAGGCGATACTGAACAAGCTCATCAAGGGCGGCAACGTGCCTTGGAGCAACCGCGAAACGGCGCTGGACGCGCTTAAGATCGCGCATGGGTGCGTCGATGTGGTGAAGCGCAAGGGCGAGCTTATTACCAAGCCTGCCAGCCTCACGACGCTTGACGATGAGGCCTTTCTAGATTTCTACGAGACGGCCATGGCGATCTTGAGTGAATTGACCGGCATGGACCCCGAAACCATGGGGCGAGAAGCCACCGACACAGGATCATACGAATACCCCAAATCGTCCGGGTCACCCCCCCCCGACTCGGACGATCAGGGCGACGATGCACCTCCCCAGTCGTCGTCGCCCGACCATTCACCCCCAGCGGGTGAGGTGGCGGCGACTGTCAATAGGCCCGAACAGTCAGAGTTGACGGTTGCCGACCGCCCGCTGGCGCTTGAGTGCATCATGAAGTGCATGCGCGTTGCGCTCGATCCGACCGTTCCCGATCCCACCGATAGGCAAGACGTTCTGCGGGTAACAAAGGATCATTGGAAGGGGAAAGTCCCCAACGCTTTCCTTAAGCAAGTGATCGATCGATGCAACGAATTGATAACCGGCAAGGCGCGCGAGGCCGATGTGCGCCGTTTCCTTGGAGCTTTGATCCCATGAGAACCTTTACGAACGACGAAAAGTACAAGGCGGCGTCGCGCGAGGTCGATCAACGCGGGCGCGTCTACAAGCGGCTGGTCGAGACCGGCAAGATGACGCAACAGAAGGCCGACTATGAAATCGAGATCATGGAGGCCATCGCCAGCGACTATGCAAAGCTCAAGGCGAAGGACTTGCTTGTCTGATGGGCTTGGTATCGCAGCGTTTGAGAGAGTCCGCCAAAGGCCAGCCGTGCATGTTCCGCCTGTCCTACTGTTGCAACCACGATCCCGCGACCACCGTGCTTTGCCACGCCCCTTCCGAAATCAAGGGGACCGGCAACAAGTCGCACGACTTCCACGCCGCGTTCGGATGCTCCCAGTGCCATGAGGCGATGGACCAACGCCGGCTCGCGGCGTGGCCATGGGAGAACGCCTGGCGCTTGGCGCTGATGCGCACATGGGAATGGTGGGTCGAGAACGGCTACATCAAGATCGTGGGCGATGACGAGAAGGTCGCGCGCCGGGCAAAGCCGCTGAACAAGATCGTTCCAAGGCGCGGTATCGGCGGATGACACTCCTCGAAATCTTCATCGCCGCCGAAATCATCCTGATCTTCGGTGTCACGCCGCTACTTCATCCGAACGTCCAGCATGTGCCGCTTGTCGCGGCGCTGCTTATGGCGGGAATGGGCTTGGCCGGTTTTGTTGGCATGGTGGCGGCCTTTGCCGCGTTCATCTGGTTGGAAATACGGGAGGAGAAGGAATGAAGGCTTTTACGATCTGGCAGCCGTGGGCCTCGCTCATCATGATCGGGGCCAAGCCATACGAGTTTCGTAGCTGGAAGCCGCCCGCGTGGCTGGTCGGCCAGCGCATGGCCATCCATGCCGGCGCGCGTCCGGTAAGGGCGAGGGAGGTCAAGGCCCTGATCGACGCTCTGAACGGGCGCACAAGCGAGCAACCGTGCCTGCGCAAGGATATCGCCCTGCCGATGCTCGAACGTGTGCTGGTGGCGCTCTCTAAGTCGCCTGATACCCTTTGGGGCACCGATGAGGCTCTTACCCTTCCGCTATCGCACATCCTCGGCACGGTTCGAGTTGGTGAGCCGAAGCGCGGCGATCTGTGCGCTGCGGAGTTCGGGGAGGATGCCGGCAACGACAGTGATCGCGCCGGCACCTTCAACTGGGGCTGGCCTATGCTCGATATCCAGCACTTCGAGCCGCCACGCCATGCCAAGGGCGCGCAAGGCCTGTGGGACACTACTGCTTAAGCGATCGCACGATCCACGCGAGGAAATCGCCCCAGTAATACCAAAGTGTCGACGTGATGGCCGAAGCGGTGATCCCCGAAGCGGCCATAGCCCCAACGCCCATCTGCTTCCAGCGCTTGATTTCGGCTGCCGCTGCCTGTCCGTCCTTCACCTCGACCTTCAACACATCGACCGCGCCGACGACGACGGCAACGCTTGTTGCCACCTCGCCCATATCCTCGACTATCCTGTCTACTCGCTCATGCAGCGCCTTGCGGCTGCGATCGGCGTGTTCAACGTTGTCGGCGTGAGCCTTTTCAACGCGCTCGAAGTCCCGGCGCAAGCCCTTGACCTCCGCACCAAGCGCGCCGATCGCCTCATAGATTTGCTGGTTGCTGGTCGCAGTCACGGCACCCATTCCTCTCGAAGTGTATCGTAGAAGCCGCCAGCGCCGTTGCAGCGGCGAATGCGGGCGTTGGCGCGGGCTGTAGCGCGTCGCTCGGCCTTGATGACGATGGTCGGCTCCAAACCGACGTAGAGGGGCGCGTGCGGCTCCTCTACGCTACAATCGGCAGGCATGGGCGGTAGTTCCGCCTTCATCTGCCCTTGCGCCTCTCCCTGCCGCGCTGCGGCCTCGTCCAGCTTCGCTTGCTGGTTAGCGCAAGATGTAATCGATATCGTCGCCATTAAGAGGGCAGCGACGCCCCAGTTCCCCAAGCCGCTTTTCATAGTTATGATCCTCAATGCGATCTTGCTCGACCAAGGCGCGCTCGCTCGACTGGGCGTCTCGAAGCAAGATGGCGTATCCATCCGTGGCCTTGCGCGAGGCGTCGAAACGCTTCTGCAAGGCCTCCAACTCGGCTCTCGCCGCTACCAACTCGACTTGCTGGACATACCCCTTCAACGCTTCCTTGCGCTCTCGATCGATCCGCCCATCTGTGATGGTCTCGATAACCGGGCCAATCAGGGGAATGGCCTTGAGCGCGTTGAATGGTCCCAGCGGGATACCCTCGTAGACCAGCACCGCGAGCGCGATGCCCACGATGCCGCCCACGATGGCCGCAACCGCCTGGCGTATGTCGTTAATAGGAAACATTGCCAAGCAACAGGTAACCGATCAGGCCAATGAGGATCATGGCGCTGATCGCGCCGGCTGCGAGGCCGGAGAGGAAGAACAGAATTTCCTTGCTCATCATGCCCTCACGCGATCGAGCGCATCAGCAAGGTGCTTTTCGCGCTGTTTGGCCCAAGCCCTGTAGGCGATGCCGCAAAGGGCGATGACGACGCCGGCAACCGTGAGTGCCGCAACGATGTTCGCGATGAACTCGATGTTACTCAACGGGGTAAGCTGGTCGGACGCCTGCGCAATGACGCCGGAGACGATGCCGCCACTTGTGGCCATGTCGCCCGGAGCCTTCGACGGTGAAGGCTTGCCGTCCTCGACAAAGGCCTTGGCGTCGCCACCTGCGGCAAAGAACGCCATGGGAGCCATGCCACTGCCCGTGGCCCAAGCCTGCGCGGTCGCCTCGACGCTGGCAACGCGGGCCGTCCAGCCCTTGCGATAGGTCGGCCAGTGCTTGAGCGCCTTCAAGAACAGCATCCGGCGCTCGGCAATCCGCTCGATCAGTTCGTCGTGGTTCGGATGATCCTCGATCGCAGCGAGAGTCGACTCGCCCATGACGCCATCAATGCGGCCCGTGTAGTACGACCCAAGGGCGCGCTGGACCCATTTGACGGACTGGACATTGCCGGAGTTCACGGAGCCGTCGAAGATCATGTAATCGATGCCCGCTGGAAGCTGGTCGCCCTTGATGACGTTCCAATAGCGCTGGCGATAGATTTCGTCGCGCTCGGCGTTTTCCATGTCGTACACGTCGCGCGCCGCAAGCTTCTTTGTCTTGCGATACATGTCATAGACACGCTGGGTAACGCCTTGATTGGTGCGCCCGCCCGGATCGCGCGGATCGTCTACCTTGCCGCCCTCATGAACCAACAGTCGCTTGAGCGACGGTGCAAAATTCGCCTTCGTCATGTCCCCGCCTTTCTTGGGTTAGTACAAGCCGCCTTGGCCTCGACCGATGGCGGCGGCTGCGCCAGGCGATATGCCACGCATACCTTCCGCCGAGTTGTTCGATTGTTTTCCGCCAAGAGCGCCCGTTGTGCCCGTCGGTGCGCTGGGGAAGCCGTACCCGCCACGGGGAGCGGCTGCCGTAAGTTTTCCAAGTGCAGGGGTGTTGTATTGCACTGTACCCATTTTCTTGCCCAAGCCCGATCCTATCCTTGCGCCGGCAATTGCGCCCGGCACACCGCCAACAAGACCGCCAAGGATTGCGCCGGCAATCGTTCCCTTGGCCTGCGGTGTATCGAGACCCTTGATCCCGCTGGTGATCTTGCCGCCGATCCCCTTCGACAAGCCCGACATGGAAAGGCCTGATGTCGCCTTCTGGCTTTCCTCCGGCGCTCCGATCGACGGCGCTGCCGGCATGCCGCGCGATGTCGTGGAAAAGCCTTGCGGGCTTGTCGTCGTCGTCACGCCGTAGGAGTTCGTTACGCTGATGTTTCCCAGCGCGTCGCGGGTGACGGTGTTCTTACCGGTGTTGTCGATCCCCTGCGCCGCCTTGCCGCTGTAAACGTCCATCGCGCTCGCGCGGGGCGCTGCCGGCGTCGAGGCCGTCTTTGTGGATCGGTCTACAGCGGGCGGAGAGATGGCTACAGCGGCCTTTGGGGCTTTGGGGGCAGAAACGGTCACCGAAGGCGCTACCGTCGCTGCTGGGGCAGCCTTGGCCGGCGCAGCGGGCATTCCGGGCTGCGAGGGAGGCGCACCCACGTAAAGACCGCCAGGCCCGCCCAATCCGACCGGGTTGGACATGGTGACGCCGCCAAGCTGGCCGGGGTTGGACGGGTTGACCGACTTGTCCACATAGCCGGCTGCCGGCGACGCCTTCGAGGCGGGTGCGGAAGGCTGGCCGAGTCGATCGGTTTTCGCCGCTGCGGGAGCGGAGACCGGCCCGGAAGGACTGACCATGCCCTTTGCCGTAGTGTCGTAGCCGAAACGTGCCGCTGCCGGCTCCGGCGCACTGTACCCGAAGCGTGATGCCGACGGCTGCGAGGCAGGCGCGGAAGGTGTTGCGCGCGAGGCAGGCGATCCGAGTCGATCGGCCTTGGCTGCGGCTGGGGATGAAACCGGCCCGGATGGTGCCGCGCTCGGCGCGTACCCGAAGCGCTCGGGGGAAGGCATGGACGGTGCCGCCTTGGTGTAGCCGAAGCGCTCGGCAGATGGCATCGAAAGCGCCGATCGGCTGGCCGGCGCTGCGGGCGAGACTGGCCCGGAGAAGTTGACGGCGGCTGCCGGTGCGTATCCGAAGCGCTCCGGCGACGGCATAGACAAGCCTGGCGCTGCGTACCCGAAGCGTGCGGCGCTCGGCGCGGCAATGCTCACCTTGTCTTTCGAATAGGGCGTTCGCCCGTCGAGGCCGATCAAGCCGGCTGCGCTCAAGCTCTCGGCCATCTGCGCGTAGCTTTGCTTCGTCGTCTCGTTCATGCCGATGGGCGAGGTCGGCGCGGCGTTGCGCGAGAATGAGGCCTCGGCATAGGCCGCGAAGGCCGGATCGACGTAGCTTGGCCGCGATGTCGGCGTTGGCGGGTTGAGGTTCGCAAACATGCGCGCCTCTTGCAGTTTTGTAAGCATCCCGCGCTCTGTGCCAAACACATGAGGGCCGATTTTCGTCTGGTTGTCTATCTTCTTCGCCCACGACGGCGCGGCCCGCTGCTTGTTGGTGATTGCCAGCATGCCGACGGGCGACCAATAGTGCGTGGCGTTCGGTACGGGCGACGTGAGGGTTCCGGCCTCGTAGGCGGCTATCGCCTCATCGATCGCGGCCTTGTTCTGCGCGTAGTTGGCCTTGGCGATGCTCTGCCCCTTGACCGTGTTCCACGTCGAAAACTGGTTGGGAGCGCGAACCGTCTGCGAAATCGACTTGTTCGAAAGCATCGAACGGTTTTCAACCACGCCCATGATGCCAGCCATTTCCTGCCGCGCGGCCTCGGTGCCGTAAGCAGTCAAACCGGGGTCAATCTCGCCTGCGATGGTGAGGCCAAGATTTTGACGGTCTTGCGGAGACAATGCCAACGGCATATCTATGAGCCTATCAGGGAGGAACGTTCATGTTGAAATTTGCCGCCGCATTCTATGCGTTGTTCGTTTGTAGTGCGACCGCCTGCGATATCTTTACTGGGGAAGGCTCCGAGTTCGTCCCCGGAGCAACGCTTACATGGCATCCCGACGGGATATTCACACTCGCCGACTCGGATGGGTCGAAGGACTATGTTTTCCAGTCCACGGGAATGACTGATGTTCCCTACTCCATGGGCGTCTCGACCAAGGATAAAAACGATGTCGTCTTGATCCGCGAGCTTGATGGCAAGTGGATCATCGACATGGTGGTTTTCACCTGCGCTCATTGACGGCTGGCCTTGACGTAGGCCTTGCGCGCCTCGCGCATGGCGTCCAACTCGGCCTTTTCCAGTTCATCAAGCCGCTTCTTCTTCTGCGCCGCCGCCATGCTGTCGTCAGCTTCGAGTCGGCGGCGCTCTTTGTTCAGTGCCTTGCGCTGCTTTTCTGCCGCCTTGAACGCACCTGCCGCCTCAAGCTCTGCCGTGTGCGACTTCCGATAGGCATCTGCCTTTGCCGTCTGGCCGCTCTCGTTGTAGGTTTTCAGATACCCCTCTGACGCCATGACGGCCTCGCGCTCGCGGTAGTATTCGGTGCGCTGCGAATTTTCATCAATCTCGCCATAGAAGTTGCGCACCCACGGCGTCTTGCCCGGCTCAAACTCGCCCACAAGCGCGTTTTCCGCCGTCTGCTCGACACCAGTAACGAAGCGGCCAAGCCCGCCGACGAAGTATCCCCACAGATGCTCCAACGTGTCGGGGTGGATATCGACCGCGCCTGGCACCACCTCATCACCGCCGCTTGTCCAGTTGATGAGTTCGGCCAACTTCCTGAATGCCGGGTGCGTGGTCGAGAACGCTTGCGAGCTTTCCGGCGCTGGCGATCGATCGAACGGATTGCTGTCCGGGTAGATCGGTGATCCCGCGAAGTTCTCGTTGCTGATGATATCAACAGCGGGATCGCCAATAGTCGGCGTCACCATGGAAGCCATGGAGCCGGAGCCGATCGGGTTGAAGGCGTCGAAAGCAACGCGGATCGCTGACAAGATGCCCGTCATCGGGTCTTGCGCGCCCGAAGCGATGGCCGCGCCCTGCAAGCCCAAGTGATGGAAGGCGTTGTAGCCATAGGCCATCGGGAACGAAACGTATTTCTCGGTGCCGGGGATGAAGAACACATACTGGCGTTCGAGCTTGTAAGGCTCGTTTTTCAGCATCTTCTCATAGTACGACTCGCCGTCGTCATCCGTGCCGGAAAACAGCATGTTCCAAACGTGCTGCATCATCCCGCCAAATATGAACGTGGCGATCGCCGCGCGCACCGCCTTTGAGCGCACCGCCCTCGATCCGACGTTGTAAGCGCCCTGCGCAGCCGCGTTGAAGAACACGAACCATGCGTTCATCGCCGGGCCAAGCTCGCCATGCTTCTTGAAGTCCACGGTCAGGTCGCGCGCCATGAACGCGGCTTCCTTGGCCGTGCGGCCCTGAATGTTGCGGGCTGCCGCATAAGAGGCCAGGCGGATGCCGTTTTCGCCAGCATCGTTCAAATCGCCAACGAATTTGGTGACGGCGCGGTACGCCGCTTTCATGGGCGTGACGCCGTTGACGGCCTCGGTCATCTGCTTTTGCAGCTTGTGCAGGTTTTCTTCCAGCGTGGCGTAACCGTGGAACGTGATCTTGCCGCCTGCCTCGACATACTCTGCGGCCATCTTGTCCCAAACACCGTCGCCAGCCTTCTTGCGCGACAAACGCCACAATGCGCCCATCGCCTGCGGGATGTTCTTCGTGATGGTGGCGATCTGCTTGACCGAAAAGCCTTCGTCCAGCAGGTGCGTTGTGCCTGTCTGAATGTCCCTGATGATGTTGATCGGGGTGAAGGCCGGGTTGGCGCGGGTGTTGACGATCGACTGCCACACGGTAAGCGGGCGCACGATCTTGGAGAGTGTTCCCAGTTCGGCCATACCCATCTTGCGCAGCGCGAGGCCGATCTTCGGATCGCGGAAGCGGATATAGAACGTCCGTCCGCCCACCTTCGCGGCCAACACGTCATCAAGGTTCGAGAACGGGTTGGGCACGCGGCGATAGGTGACAAGACCATCCTTGCCGATCACGCGCTTGAACACGTCCGGGGCTTTGGTGATGTCGCCAAGGAACTTGTCATCGCCCGACCAGTAGACTTGCGCGATATGCTCGCCTTCCGGGTCGAACTCGTTGATGAAGCGCGCCATGGCCTTGCCGACGGCGTTCTTGTGCTGGCGCAAGATCGATTGCTCGTTTTGCGTGATCGCATGCGCAAGGATGTTCTCGGCCTCGGAAAAGCGGCCCATGGCAACCTTGAACTCATCACCGCGCACATCGAAGCCGCCAGCGCCGTGATTGTGCCAGAAGCCGTCCGATGTCATGCCCTCCATGCCCTTGAGGGGCACGTAGTTCTTCCACTGCGTCGTCAATAGGTCGAAGGTCTCGGCGCTGATGAGACCGGCCTTGCGCTGGTTCTTCAATTCGGCATCGATCATTTCCCTGATGGAGCCGGCAGCGATGCGCAAGGCGCGGTGCTTTTCCGGGTCGCTGCGGGCGTCCGCGATGATTTCGCGCACCTGATCGATTGACATGCCGGAAGCGCCGACAACCGACGAGTCGAAGATCGCCCGGTAGAACTGGCTTTCCTGCGGGTGGCGCATGCCGACGACGCGGTTCCGCTCCTCGGCGTGCAGGGCGTAGAGGTACTTGTGCAAATCCTCCAAGCTCGCGCCACCATCCGCCAGCGCTTTCACTGCCGGCGCGACATAGGTGTCGTGCATGCGCTCGATCTGCGGCAGCGCCCGATCTTCCATCAGGCGGGCGTTCAGATAGGCGTCGTTCAACTCGGACAGCTTGTAGCCGCCGCGCTCCTGCATCATGCGCAGCGGGTGAAGATAGTCGATCCACTTGCGGGTCAGGTAATCGCCAAAGCTCTCGCCGTCATCCTTGTGACTGCGATCCTTGGTCGTTGATATGCCCTTGAGCGTGGCCGTAGTGTTGCGAAGCATTTTGGCAATGCGCTGGCCCACCAATGCGCCAGGCGCTTTGCTCGGCTCGATCTTCGGCGGCACAAACTCGGCCTTGTCTGGCATCTGCATTTCTGCGGTGATGGAAATACGGTTATCGTCATAGATGACGTAATTGTACGTGCCCTTGCCGTCTGAACGCGATCCCCGATCGAGATAACGATGGCCGGGGATGCCAGCCGCACGCAAAGCTTCGGATGCGGCGCGATCGTTTGGAACAGTCTCACGCGGATTAACCCTTGCCATCAACGATCCGGCAGGAGGGGGGGAGCCAAGATCAACGGTCAAATACTTGTAGAGGCTGGAGAAGGAAACATCCCCCAGCGATCCAGACGAAAGCAAATTCGACACGTTGGTTCCGAGTGATTTCAATTTCTCCACAAGGGCGGGTGGCTGCTCGGACATTTTCTTGTCCCAGTCCAGCAATTCATGATCTTCGGGGAGGTTGACGGTATAGAGCTTGCCGAAGGTCTTGACCTCTCCCTTGCTCCACTCGCGCAACAGCGCTGCGGCGGCACGCAACGTCTTGAAGTCTCCCCAGCCGGCTTCCTTCTGGAATGATGTCAATTCGCCCGGCGAAAGCTCTGCCGACCTCGCTTGGTTTTCCACCCAGCGCGCCTTGTCGGTCAGGCTCATCCCGCTATCAAGCGCCTGACGGGCGAAGATCGCGGCTCGTTCCTCGGCATTGGTGTTGGCGATGTCTTTACTGCCAACAGCAATTCGTTTGCCGTTTACCTCTATCGAAGCATGGCGCGATGCCAGCGTGTCGCGGTAATACTCTGCGACATCGCGCCGGCCAGCGAAGTAGAGACCCCAGCCGAACGACTGGTTGCCCTCACCTGTACCGATCTTGTCGGTCGAGAAACGGCCAACCTTGTGCGGCGTGCCGTGGTAAGCCGGCTGATAATCGAAATCGCTGTCACGGATCGGGTTCACAGGCCGGGTTTTCATTTCGCCGCTGCGCGCCTTGTCGAAGATATCTTCGGCGGTGCGGTAGCCGTGACCGGCAAGCAGGTTCTTGGCGCGGCGGATCGCTGCCCTGATCTTGTCCCACACCCTGCGAAGCCCGATGTGCAGGCCGCGAACTTCGCGATTGTCATCCATGCGGGTCGAGTAGATGGCGAACGCCTCGGCCTCCAATTCCTTTTGGCTCATCTTTTCCGGGCGGCGGAACGGGTTCGAGGCGACCAACTCGCGCAGGCGGGCGTTCTCGCGCTGCAACAGGAAGCGCTCGTCCTTGGTCAAGAACAGCGATTGCAGCCGGTGGAAGGCCTCATGATAGGCGGTGCTGTCGTTGAACGTGTCCAGCGCCAGCGCAATGATGTCAATCGCCGGATCGTAATAGCCCGCCGCGTTCCTTGGTCCGTCATCCAGATGCGCGCCCCACGCCTTAAGCGCCGGATGATCTGCCGGGATGGGGATCACGTCATGCAATTGCGTCTTGATGCCAGCCACACGGGAGACGATTTCAAGCGCCTTGTGAACCTCGGCTTGCGTCCTGACGATTGGCTCCGGCCCGCGATCCGAAACGACGGTGCCGTTCGGCTCCTGCCGGATCGACATTTGCCGGGTGTCCTTCTTCGGAAAGACGATCGACTGGGCAAGCTCGGCCTCACCCGGAGCGACCCAGCGCACGCCAGCGGTTTGCAGGGCTGCGAGGAGCTTCTTGGCGGTGTCGGCGTTGACCGTCGCCTCCATCTGCCCAAAGCGCTCTGTCCATAGGTCGTAGACCTTGCGCACGGCGTCGTCTGTGACCAGCTTCTTCGCCTTACGGGAAACGCTAAATTCGAAGCCCCTGTAGGTGTTCTCGACTCTCACCGTATCCTTGTCGTTGACAAGCGTCTTTTCCTCCGACTCGGCAAGGAAGCGCATGGCCTGATCGGCGTTCTGGAAGCGAATGCGCCGCTCGCGCTGCCAATCTCCCAAGTCGAACACGCGCGGCATGAGAATGCCGGGCTTGATGTTGCCCTGCTTGTCGGTGAACTGGATGATCTGGCCCTTGCCGTTCAGCCCGTCGAAGGCTGCCAACAGATTGCCCGTGGCGATGAAACGCTCGGAACGGCCCTCGGTCGCGGCTTTGGTGAACATAGGCTCCAAGGCTTCGAGCTTGTCGTTCCATCCAGCGCCGCGAAACTGGGTGATGGCTCCGGCGTCCTCGCCTTCCTTCGGCTTTTCGAACGTGATCTGCGAGAATGGCAGAATGATCGTGCGCGAGGAGTCGGGGATCGCGATTTCAACCGACCATGAGGAGAGCGCCGTCGGGGATTTGGCCTTCTTGCTGGCGCGGATATCCAGCACGATTGCCGGCATTTCCGTATCCCCCACCAAGATCACCTGCTTGCCGATCGACATCGACCGGATGATGTTCGACCACTTCTGCAACTGCTCACGCGCCTTTGTCTGCGCGTTTTCCTTCGCCTTCGGGTCTTTGAGGCTGTCCACGGTCCACTTCGCCCAAGCCTCATGCTCGGTGCGCATGCGCTCGATGGTGCGTTCGGCCTTGATTGCGCCGATCCGCTCCAACTGGCGAAGCGCCTGCGGGAAGTTCCATGTGTCGGGGCGATGACCAAGCGAGTCGGCAACGCGATCCACCACATCACGCGGCTTCATGGCGAGGCCGACGGACTTGACCGACATACGCTCCATGTTGGCCGAAGCCTCGAACGGCGACGGGCCGAGCGACGGCTTGATTTCGGTCGATCCCAAGCTTTCGGCATCAAGGTCTAGCACCTTTGCCTCAAGCGCGTTTTCGCCCATCGCCTCCTTCTTGGCGAGGATGGTGTTGTAGGTCTCGGTCAGCGTGTCGAGGAGGTCTTGCTGTTCGGATGGCGTCAGCAACAT